CCTGCCAGCGCAGTGTTTTCGTATCCGGTCTGGGTGTGTTCGGTACTTGTTGTTGCGTTTGTACCACCTCTTCCTGCTCTTGTAAAGAGGTTGGGCGGAATTTTTTAGCCTCGGCCGCACGAATCTTTGCATCGAACAGGGCTTCTTGTGCCTCCACAATAGCCTCGTTATCGAACGCATCCTGCGCTTCCCGCAACGCTCGTTTGGCTTTCTCTACTGCGGAATCCGCAATAGTCAGGGCCTGCTCCACGTACTGCTTGCTGCCGCTGTCCACCACCGCGCGCAACTGGCGATTCTCGTCTAGTAGCTGCTTGGCCGCGCGCTCCAGCTCCGCCTTTTCGCGCTCGATAAGTTCTTTGGCCCGTCGCTCGTCGTGGCGTGCGTGGGTCAGTTCTTTGATGCGGCCCTGCACTTTGTCGGAGTACGACTCCAGCTCGGCTTCGTCCGGGTCAGTTACTTCCTTGTCCAGTGGGCGACGGCCTTTGTCCTGCGCGGGCGTGTCGTCGAGCACTTCAATTTCAAAGTCCTCGTCCTTGCCGGTGTCCGCGCCTACGGCTTTTGCCTCTTTCTCGTCTGGAAATTCAAATTCGTCTTTCACTGCCATATCAGCCTCCTACTCTGCTAATGCCGCGTGGGTCAGCCACGACTGCTTCGACTTGATCGTCGTTCAAGATACGCATTTCTTTGTCAAAAATCTTGAAGCGGGTGCCTGCATACGTGCGCACCAAAATGAAATCGCCTGCCTTGCACCAAGGGCCGGATGGGAACTTCTTCCCATCCTTATAGGCATCGGGGCCCACGGCCAGAACGAACAACACCGCAGTGGCGTGCTCTTCCTGTTTGATGTAGTTGTCCGCGCGCACGATGCCTGTTTCGCCAAAGGTCTTAGCTACTTCAGGTAACGCACACAGAATCTTGTACCCCTGCGGCTGCGGCAGGTACGTAGCTTTTTCACCGTCGGTCACACCCTCGTCGGGTGCTTCTTTTGGGGCAATCCCGGGTGGCAGGGCCAGCCCGGGCGGTAGGATAATTTCACTCTTCGTCATCTTGAGATACTTTCTGTAGCAGGGCCATTAAATGTTCCTCTGCCCGCGCTAGGCCCCGTATCACGCCGCAGAGTTCTCGATAAGCTTCAAAGGACTTACATTGGCCGTTGGCCAAGTCGTCCGCGTAGTTGTTCATGTCCTTACGGATGCTTTTACGCAGTGCATCGGCAAACTGTTGTGTTTCGGTCATTCTTTACTCCCGGGTTGGTTTTGTTGTGCCGCCGCCCGTTGCTGTGCAAGTAGCTGCGCTTGGTGTTTGGCCACGTCTACGCCCGTTTGCACGCCCGCGCGTTCTTGCTCGGACTTTATCCTTGCGTGATCTGTCATTACTTTGGCAGACAGTGCGTCTTTGCGCAGCTCCAAGTCGTCCTTTTTGGCGGCTAGGTCTCCGATGACCTTCATGCTCTTCAACTGTATCTCTTTGTCCTTTTGGTCGAGCTCCTGCTTCTGCATCTGCAGTACGGGGTCTTGTGCATCTTGCTCGGCCTTCTTGCGCGCTTGCTCTTGCTGCGACTGCTGCAATACCTGCTGTCCGGCCTGCGCCATCATCTGTGCCAACTGGTGCTCCATCTCTGGGCTCAGCGGCTTGCCGTCTTGCGGCAGCGCCATGCCCAACTGCTGCTCAATGCGCTGGCGGTACGCAAAGCCTGCGTGCTCCGCAATATGCGCCATCATGGCCGCTTGGATCATCGGGGCCCGGGGGTTCTGGCCCACCAGCTGCATGATGATCGGGTCTTGCATAGCCGACATGTGCACCTGTATGTGCGCGTCGTGGTTCTGATTCTGGAACGCCTTGACCGGCTCACCTTTGAGCGCGGCCATGTTCTCGGACACCGGGTCTTTGGGTTTGGCATCGTCGGGCAGCGGTAGTATTTTGTCTGCATTCTTGATGCCCAGCACGCCCAGCATCTGTCGATGTAGCTGTGGGAGGTCATAAATGTCCGGTGCCATCTGGGCCAGCTGCACCACAGCCTGATACTGCACAACCCGCTGACTCATGGTCGCCGCGTTGGGGTCGCTCACCGGGATAATGTCTACGTGCTCGTAGTCGGTCTTCTTGGCATGGCGGTTGACCTCACCAGTGGGGTCATACTCATAGTCGTCCTCGGTGTAATCGCGGATAATGCCTGCCAACAGTCGCAGCTCCTGCTTCATGCTGTAGTGCATGCGCGCTTGCACGGCCGACATCACCTTCAACTGGCGCTCAAGCAAAGCCAGTGTTGTGCCCACCGGGGCCTGCGCCGACATGTCCGACACCTTCATATCCGCCGTGGCAGCAAACCTGCGCCCCTCTTCCACAATGGTTCCAAGCAACTGGAACAGCACCATCGAAGGCTCTTTGTAAGGTAGCGGTAATATATTGTCGCGCAGTGCACCGGAACCGATGTCCACGTCACGGAACTCGCCCGGACTGATCGGGGTGTCGTCCCCTTTAATACGCAGGCCACGGGATTTCAGTCCGCCGGGCAGGTTGCTCAACGTCCCCGCATCCACCAACTGACGCATGATGCTTGTTGCGCTAGTGGCAAACCCGCCGATCAGGTGGAACAGCCCGAAACCGTAGGCTCCGAACCCGGGGATGTACTGGTAGTGCACAAAATGTTGTCGTTTCAAGCGCAGTGGGTCGCGCTCGTCCCAGTTACGGCGGATAGACAGCACCTCGCTGGTGCCTTTGATCAACGTAACAACGTACGGCAGCGCAATCCCGGTTTCTTCGCCGTCGGCATCTGTGTCTTCGTACCCTTTGAGGTCTAGGTCTACGTGTACCTCATACAAAATGTGGCGCTCGTCATTCAAATCACTGAAGCCGGTCTCTTTGTCCTTGGCTTTTTTAATGTCGTCAAGGTCTGTCAACGGGGTGTCGCTGATCTCAACGTCCTTGTAGAACCCCGCATGCTGCAATTTCTTGATGTCGTTGGTGGTTTTACGCATAACGTGCGTCAACCGGTAGCATGTATCCAAATCCGTGGTGCCGTACGGCAGAATAATGTCCTCTGCGGGCACAAAAACCGACGTTTGACGGCCCATGCTGGGGTCGTAGTACACCTTTTTGAACGCACTACCGGTGGCTGGCAGGCTCCAAAGCATGCGCTCGTGCTCTGGGCGGTACTCCCGCATCACGTCCGTCATCTCGTAGTTCAAGTCGTGCTCAACACGCTTGGCCGCAGCCTCTTTCTCGGGCGTTTCTTTGCCAACGATCTTGGTACGCACAGGGCCTTGCGCGGGGAAAGCCTCAGTGATGGCCTCCGACTGAAACCGCACAATCGCTTCGGTAATCATGGGGTGAAAAACCCCGCACGCGCCGTCCCACGGCTCAGTGCGCTCCTCATATTTAAGCCCCAGCAGTTTCAACCCGTTGGTGTAGGCCTGCTCCCAGTCCTTGCGGCTGGCAATATCCTCACCAATAGAGGCGTCTAGGTCGGAGGCCAGCGCGGTTAATGCCCGCTCATCCATGTCTTCGGCCAAATTGGCCCCGAACTCAGGTGCCGCTACCTCAACTTCGATCTCCAGCTCGGCCCCGTCAGGGATGATCTCTACTTCAATGCCCTCCATGTCCTGCGCGGCTGCGGCGAGTCCTTGTGGTGCCTGTGTAAAGGCGCGGTCTATGTTAGTGGCCATATTAAACTTTCTTTGCCTTGCCGTAGCCTCTATACCCGGTCACACGCCCGCCTTTGGAAAACATGCCTTGGCGTGCAATGGGGTTTGTTTCTTCCAGTCGGCCCATACCGCCGCCCCCTCCTCCGCCCGCCCGCCCGCTTGCGGAACGCCCTATGGCTTCCTTAATGCGTCCTGTAGCGTCAAATACGGATGGCGTTTTGCTTTTTGCGCCAGCATCTTGAATCCTTTCGGCGGCGGCGGCGTTGGCCGCTTTTTTTGCGGCGGCATACTCTAGCTTTGCCGCCGTTTTTTCCGCTTGTGTTGCGGCGGTGGCTTGCCGCTCTTGCGCTGTACGATACTTGCGGTTCAAGTCATCTTTCTCACCGGTGTTTAGTAGGTTGCGGTCATACTGGGCTAGTGCCGCAGCTTCGAGGGTGTTTTTGGGTGCCATTTTTAGTCCTAGTAGTACGCGGCGCGTGCGCGCCTAAACAGTTGGGGTTCGTCCGGTTCGTCGGACGCAAGGCGTATTAAACCACCTTGGCGGATGCGCAGCAATGCTTGACTCACCGTATCCACGATGTCATCGAACTCGCCATTCGGAAATTCGGCCACTTGGTCGATCACCTCTTGCGCCCACCGGGTCTCTGGGGCCCACACCATGCCGGAGCTGAACATGTCCGCTACGGCGTTGACCCGCACTCGCTTGTCGTTGCCTCGGCTGGGCGTAAACTCGTGAATTGGTAAGCCCGTGGCCCGCATCTCCTGTATCAAGGGGGCTCCGGCGGCTTTCTTCTCAATCACCACCATGTCCGGCTCCCACTCTCGGTAGTACTCGAACGCAAACTTCTTGAGCTCGGGGAACTCCTTACGACCATACCAGCAGTCGAGTAGCATTATCTGATCTTGATTCTCTTCCTCGTTGAACCACACGCCCCATGTTGTTACTGCACTGGGGTCGGAGCTGTCATTTTTGCCGTGGGCGGTATCCCATGACTGCAGGATGATGTCGCATTTCGGAGGCTTGGCCCCGGCCCAGCGCCGCCACCATTCGCGTTTTATCAGTGCGCCCTCCTCGGAGGTGGGCTCTTGCATGTATTGGGCAGCCCAGAACTGCGGCGCCATGCCCGCTTTCTTCGCCATAAGTTGTTCTACTGGCCATTGTTCTGGCCAAAGGCTCTTGCCGGACGGCATTATCGCGGGGAAGCGTACCTCGTTCCAAGGCAAGCTGTCGGGGTTGTTCTCGGCCCACATCAACGCCCGTCCGATAGGGTCTTTCTTCCCCCAGCGCGTGTTATGGCTCACCACGCCGTTGGCTATGAAGTTCTCGGTACGCTCGACCTCCATGTCAAAAACAGGCTCGTACCCATCTTCGACAATCTCAACAATCGCATCTGGAATGGTATCGCACGTATCTTGCAGCGGCTTCAAGCACTTCTGGTGTTTTACCTCGCCCGATAGCAAGGTTGCAGTCGTTACACAGGAGCCCTCTAACTTTGTTCGTGTCGTGACAGTGATCGACGTAGAGTTTTGGCGTTTGCCCTGCTCTTGAATTCTCTCTTGTTGGTAGTTGCCTACAGATTGCACAACAGCCCTCTTGGCTTTCGCACATAGCGTCGTAAGTTTCCGTAGAAATACCATACCGATATTTAAGGTGGCTTTCACGCTTTTGCGCATCTGTGAGACGGTACTTTCCTTCTCTCCACACTTTCTTGCCGTGGCAACTTTTGCACAGCCCTTTTGCAGAGACGGGTTCGCTACAACCTTCCGTTGTGCATTCGACACCGCGCCACTTACCCCAATGCCCTGCGCCGCGCTGCCCGAGTCGCCCATCTGCTCGCAGTTTTCGTCCGTAGCACAGCTTGCACAACCCCTTGGCTTTGACGGGTCGCAGGCAGCCTGCGGTTGCACAACCACTACTAGGCAATCCCCCACCTTTAGGTCTCGTACTCTCACCCATGATCTGACTCCGTTTCGATCAACAAGAAAAGGATGTCTCTTGTTTGCACGGACGATTTTACCAGAAGTCGTTGTTATTTTGTAAACAAAATCGGAAGGATGCTTAATCCAATTTGTTATGCGGGAGGTATTTATTATTCCGTTGTCATATGTAGCAACGGTGTCCCCTACTTGTATGTGCTGAATTTCTTTCTCAGTTTCGTCTGCCATCAACACGCGCGTTTCGGCTGTCATGCACCCAATCATGATGATCCGCCCGCCCGGCATCAAGCGCTGCAACGGGCCCACCTGCACATACTCCCACGCGGTAGCGAAGGCTTTGTCGGGGTCTCCCGCCAGTACGGCCTGCTCGGACACCAAGTCATCGGCAATCAGCAAGTGCGCGCCGCGCCCGGCCACCGAACCACCGATACCAACCGCAAGGTACATGCCGCCCTTGGTTGTCGTCCAGTCGCCCGACGCGCTCTTGTCGCGGCTCACCACGGTGTCAGGGAATATCTGGCGGTACACCTCGCTGTCGATCATGTTCCGTATCTTGCGCCCGAAGGTGGCGGACAAGTCTGCGGTGTGGGTGACCATCATGATCTGGTGGTTCGGGTGCTGCCCCAAATACCACGCTACGAACAGGTACGAGATCGTCTCAGATTTACCAAAGCGCGGGGCCATGCTGACGGTCAAGCGTAGCTCCTCCCCGGTGGCCACCTTGTGCAGCAGTGGGCGCATGTGTTTGTGGTGGGGCCCGACCTTGAACTCCGGGTAAACACGTTTACAGAAAGCCAGAAAGTCCGTCTTGGCGTTGAGTATGGCCCGTTTGTCCTCCAGCGCCTCTAGGTCGGCTAGCAGCTGCGCCTTCTCTGCAGCGGGCATGGCGGGTAGGTTCGCCAGTAGCGCGGCTACGGCTTCGGGGGACAGGTCGTCAAGCATCGCCGTCCTTGGCCTTGACTTCCAGTGTCTCTATCTCCTGCACGGGCGGGAGCATGCTGGCCAGCTTAGCGCGGATGCGCGCTTCGATCTCGTCTGCCGATGATTCTTTGTGGGTCACTTCGACCCGGGTGGTGAAGCTGTCGATGCCGGTCAGCTTGCCGGTAAGCTCGAGCGCTTTGAGGCGTATCTTGGCGTCGGCGTGTTTGGTTTCTTCGAGGAGTTTGGCCACCACGTAGCCGCGCAGCTCCTTGGCCTGCTCGATGTATTCCCAGTCGTATTCGGACAGCATGCCTGCTAGGTGGCGTACCGCTGGTGGGACTTTGAGCGCGAGTATCGCTTTTTGTTTTTCCGCCTCGGTCTGGGCGGGGTTGGTCACGGCGGCGAAAGCCGAACGTGCTAGGTGAAGCTGGTCAGCTTCGATCACATCGTCACAAGACCCCAGCGATGCCATGAACTCGGCCGTGCTGGCTTGGGCGGACAGGAGCGTGGCTGTGGATGCGTCCTCCAGATCAACGAAGTCCTCGGCATCCAACTGTGCGATGTGATTAAAAATTCCGGTGCCCATATTCCTTTTGCGCTTGTAGGGTTTAGCGTGAGCATAGTGTACACTAGCTTTGCCTGTGTCGCAAACGGGCATGTGTCTTTCTCCCTGATTGCCGAGGTCGCTCCCCGGTCTTTGATCCCCGACGTTGCAAGACCTCGGGGATTTTTTTGGGCTACTTTTTCCAATACGGGATGTATCGTTGCCAGTCTTCGGTGTCCCACCGCCTACACAGCATCTCGACACGGGCGTATTGTTTCCTTCCCAACGTTCGACGCATCTTTTCTTCGGGGCTCACGGTATTTCTTCTATTGTTGGACTGCTCCTTTCTTGTAGCCCATTTGCAATTATTGGGTTCGTAATTACCGTCATTGTCCACACGCTCTACCGTGGCCCCCTCAAACGGGGGCTCGCCCATGTCCGTCAGGAACTTTTCAAAGTCGTGCCAGCGCTCGCACACCTTTATGCCTCGGCCTCCGTAGCTACCAAAATGTGTATGCGTGTCTGCGTAGCATCTCGCTATCATCCCAGACCAGCGACTGTATATCTTTGCCTGCGGGTGTCCTTTAACGCTATATCCCTCCGAGTATTTCTGGGCTTTCTTTCCCAACCGGGTAGAGCGCGCGCAGCCACAGCTGGTGGTGTTTCCGCTCTTGAGGTGCGCTGCCCACGTAAAAAACTTTGTTCCGCATTCGCACAGGCACAGGCATCTTCGCCGGGGTACTTTCCCAACAGGTCGAACCATCCTTGTTCTAAGTACTTCTAATTTTTCAAAATTTTTTTGCAGTGTTACTGGCCTGACCATACGGACTCCTTAAAAAGTAATAGTGTTATTGTATGCTGTATTTTTTAGAAGTCAAATTGTGTTTAATTGGTCTGCGTTCCCGTCCAATAGTGTATATACGCCGCACCCACATCACTGCCCAATACTGGGCCCTCCCCCCACCGTACCCTTCGCGTATACCACAAATAGCCCCCATTTACCCCCTATTGGTAAGATTTATCTATGCATTTCATATTGATTGCATAGGTTGTCCCACCTCTTTGGGCATTGGAGATTACATATCATGACTAATACATCTATCACTACTATCAAAACCATAGCAGACTTCGGCTTTGCCGCAGGGCGCAGCGACGCAGGTATTGCACAATATGCAGCCAAGTACCATGCGCTATACATTGGCGCTGATGAAGACACGCAAGACGCTATGCGCCGGGACTACTGCCACAACTACCTCGTGGGCAAGTACAGCTATACCCATGCGCAAGTAGCCATTATTGCTGAGACAAAACGCACAGAGCGCAGCGAGGAAGACCAGCGCGCTTGGAACAATGCGCAAAGCAACTTTAACTACCGGGTAGTAAACGACTGTGGCAACGTGGTCAAAGCGGCACACAAGCCCGTCAAGCAGGTGCGGGTAGCCAAGGACTTGCAAACGACCATCGCGGGCCTTGTAGCGCAGTTTGGCAAGGATGCTGTGCGCGAAGCTATGAAGCGTGTGTGAGCTGCGGGTTAGAACTTCTAACCATACTTATGCACTATGTTTGTACCGCGTATTGTGCGCGGTACTTATGCACTATGGCCGAACTTCCGTACATTGCGTGAGCGTTCGAGGGGGCGCGGCCTATTCCAACCACAGCACATCATCGTGCCCGGCGCATATAGCCGCCGCGCCGCATTAACCCATAGCCACAACTACGTGTAACAACCAAGGAACTAACATGCACCCCACACCCCAACCCACGTATGAACTTTACCGCGCTTGGGTAAACCAACCAAGTACCCTGCAACCCCGCCATGACTTGCACGGACGCCACTGCGTATGCCTAGATACTGGAGCTGATACGGTACGCTTGTACTTCACCGAAGGGGCACTGCACTCAACACTGGCACCCAGAGAGTGTATTGCGCGCGTCAAACTGAGCAGCGCAGGTTAGAACCTTCTAACCCGTGAGCCTAGCCCATCGCCTTGCTTGTCAGGGCTTTGGGGTGTGCTTACTCGCCCATACTGGGCGGGCACAACCATTGGAGATTCAATATGACTACTCGTTTCATTCGCACCGGCATGATGGCATACATGGGCCTGACCGAGGCACTAGCCCGCGAGACCCCCGCGCCCGCACAACAAGCCGTTCTCTTTGGTGTACCCAAGCTACGCGCTTACGCTAACGTACCCAGCACTCATGGCTTGCGCCGCAACGTCTATGACCACAACCCCGTGCAAGTAACCTATGTACGCAGAACGGTAAGAAGCACCCGTGTAACCTATGCATACAATACGTTTGCATAGCTATTTCTAACCTATGCGGGGTGTATGTACGGCTAAAAGTGCGTAGCTGAAACCACTTTTTTTATTACGCATCTTTTCCAGCGTACTGCCACCCCGTTTTTAAGCGTAAGTCGTTGATTCATAAGCGCGGTTAGATTTTCTAACCCTTACTTACCTTACAATAACATTATTATATATATACACATGAGAGAACGTATATGTACGTGTAGGTGTATAAAGCTATGCACTCTAGGTGCAATTACCATGTGCGTTCATAGCTTCCTCCGTACAAACGCATGCATAATTATTTCGCGGCGCCACCCCAAAACTGTACAAAATTCAGACCAGAAGTGAGCATCCATGCGGGTTTTTGCCCGGCAAAAGGCCTGTTTTTGACTACGCATTTTGAGGCCGTTCTTGCACTCGCCTGCGTTTTAATATTCTGTACACACAACCTATGAAACCTGATGTACAATGCAATTCTCTATAACTTCCACGAAAGTGACACCTCCCATGCGACCAACCACCATACAACGCGTAACAAACGTAATGCGTAGCTTCCCCGAAATCCAACCGCACGTCATACACGCCGTGACCGCCGCGCTCTCTACAACAAACAAAGAGGTGCGTACTGATAGTAAATGGAAAGCTATGCTCTCCGCGCTAGCAACTGACCGACGCTCTATATCTCAAAACATGGGTAAGCGTAGCGAAGATATGCGCCCGCTATACGAAGAATACCTATGCATAATGGACGCGGTAAAAGAAAAAATGTGCATAGCTTCTCTTACTCAGTCGCCCAGCGAAGCCCACGCCGCAGCACTCAAAGCCAACGAAGTGCGCGTACTAGAAGGCAAAGCGCCCAACGGCACGAACTCCTCACACTGGCCGACATGGGTACCGCCGCGCATCCGCGACGCGTTCATAACCAAACTGAGCGCCACCTATGCGCGCACGCACCAACGCCAGGGTACACGCTTCACCCCCTTCATGACCGCCACGCACCGCAAGTACACCAAACAAGTGATGGACAACACACTGGCCACGATCAAGCGCATAAGGAGCACTCATGCTTCGGTAGAAGGGGGAACCTCGGGCTACACACCGTACCGGGCTCTGTATCTCTGCGCTGCACGGATGGCGGAGAAGGCCCTATATACAAGGCTCAAGGGGTACGAGCTAGGCACACACAACACCATCGACCACCCGCTGCCTGTGAACTGGCTTGCCTTACTTGACGCACCGATGCGCGCGAGATTGCGCGAGGCACAGGTGAACCCCAACGCCGTGAGCCTTGAAGGCCTTGACCACTTCTACGAGCCGCCACGCGGCATCGACCCGGGCGAGGCACTGCCGGAGCTAGCCGACGAAGACAAAGCCCACGCGCAAGAGCACGGGTTAGAACTTCTAACCGACGACAACCAAGAAGGAGAAGAGATATGAAACCCCACATATATATATATAGTTAACGGACGCTGGACGTGGGACTACTATGGCAAAGCACAAGCGTCGCTGGGAACACTGCGGGAATTAGTACGCATGAACGTAGCCGCAGCCATATTCTGCAACCGAGCCAACCAAGAGTAAACACCGCTGCCAGTCGGCCACTGGCGATACAACGGGGGACACACCCCAAGGAGATTGACATGACAAACCCGCACCTACTACCACAACCCGTGATGACACACGAGGTACACATACGCAGGGGCAGACTGATAAACACAGACCCGCAACGCCGATGCTACAACGGAGCCTACTTCAGCAGTCATATAGAGTGGAGTGAATGGGAGCATTGGGACGACGCACCGTCCGAGGAAGCTGCACAGCTAACCGCGCGCCTGTTTGCACGGGACACCCAGCAGTTGAAGGTCGTAGCTAAGGGAGCTTCAAAATGAAAATCAAAACGAGTGAACTAACAGGCGCTGCCCTTGACTGGGCGGTACACATTGCCCTGCATGGCGCGTGTAAAGGCTATGCCGAACACCAGTATTCAACCGACTGGTCACAAGGTGGGCCGATCATTGAGCGGGAGGGTATCACTACCGCATTTTGCAGTGGTGATTTGGGTGAGCCGCGAACCTACTGGATTGCAACTAATGAGCAGCAATCGTGGGATTACGGTTACGGCCCATACCATGAACAAGATGAAGATAGGTCTTTGTGCATCTCAAAGCCTAATGTAACCAAAGGCCCCACACCACTAACCGCAGCCATGCGCTGCTATGTGGCAAGCAAACTAGGTGATGCAGTGGAGGCGCCCGATGACCTTACAAGTTAACCGCCAAATATCGGGCAGCTCCTGCGTGATATACAAACACCGCGAGCACTACATAGATGTTCGAACTAGCGTGCGCAGCACGCGCTACCACAGTGCAGAATGCGTGCGTAACGGGCAGGTGTATCGTAGAGTAGACATCGACTTGGCGGGGGATGCGCCAGAGCAGATAGTGCAACTTGTAAGAGAGGAACTACTATGACCGCAGACCGACGACCGCGTAACCGCCCGAAGGCACAGCGCTTACCCGACGGGAGATACCTTCGCTGGAGCTGGCGCTATTCAGCATGGCAGGTGCAGTCCGGCCCGCTGCGCGAGTGGAGGAACATCCGCCCTGAGCTGGCACGCTGCTACGCCGCCGCTGGGTTCCCCATAGGTACGCACGGAACGGTAAGAGAGTAAACAGCACTCATTAATCAAACCGGAGGTATACGATGAAACCATCCACACAAGACGAAGTATTTGCAGCCAAAGCAAGGCAGTTGGCACACACCGCCGAGATGGCGCGGGAAGAGGCCGAGCAGTATGCAAGGGACATAACCGACAAAAAGCTGCGCAAGCAGGTAATGGACGAGCTGGATATATACGACTGAACCCGGTTAGAACTTCTAACCATAACCAAGGAGATTGACATGGATGTAAAAGAAAAGTTTGTTGCTTTTTGCGTGAAGCAGATACCTGTGTGCGAAGACGACGAAGACCTTGAAGACGACGAAGACCTTGAAGACGACGAAGACCTTGAAGACGACGAAGACGACGGCGTTTCACTTACACAAGCGGTGATATTTGCCTTTTTACAACTGGCCGCCGTTGGTGCAGCGATAGCAGCGCTTACGTGCCTCGCGCTATATCTGTAACCCGGTTAGAACTTCTAACCACACCGCGACTGGTCGGACACCAGTAACAAACGCCCACAGAGGCATGGAGATTGACATGAACTACGACATACATTTTCAACATATATGGAACCTAGCGGCAAGCGCTATACGCCACACAACACGCCTAGCCCGCCTCGGCGTGACGGGTACTGAACCCCGGCAGTGGTGGATAGACCTCGCGGACAAGTACAGGCTACACCCCGTGATAATGCGCATCATCAAAGAAGGCGTACGTCCAATGGACTGGCAACAGCTACTATTAGAGTGGCCACACGTCAGCACCGAGGACGAGACACAGATCGCTTACACACGCGACGAGGCCAAGGGCAAGGCAGACGTGCAGACACGCACGAGCATAGGTAAGTACTTAAGCCGTCACTGGCCCCATGTACCAGACCACGAGCGCAGGGATTGGGCAGGCACGTTCACACCCGCGAAGTATGAGATGCGCGACACGATGGAGGGGATCATCTGTGGCATAGAGTTCGGGCCGCAGTCGTGTATGAAGTCTTCGCATGGTGGTATCCCGTTCAATGATGTGAACCACGAGCAGTTGGTGTGCTGGCAGACAGACAAGAGCGTGAACGTGCCTTGGCACCGGCACCCGTACTCGGTGTATGACCCCAAGCTGGGCTGGAGGATGGCTGTGCGTATTGACCCGGGCCGTCCCGATATAGTCATGGGCCGCGCGCTGGTGTTTGTTGATGACGACAACGATAGCAAGGTATTCGTGCGCAGCTATCAGCGCAACTCCGCAGGCGACCACTGCAACTCAGGCAGTGACGAGAAGCTGGAGACGTGGCTACGTGACCAAGGCGTGTGCAAGCAAAGCGAGTGGGATGATGGGACACCTGTTAAACACATGCAGCACCCGAACGGCGACAACATCATGATGCCATACCTTGACGGTGGTACACAGAACGCGACGCTGCGCAACGGCTATGTCGAGATAGAAAGCGACGGCGACCTTGACTGCACCAACACCGACGGTACTGCGGGGGAGGAAGAGGGAAGCATAGGCGACTGCGAAGACTGCGGCACGACAGTGCGCGAGGGCGACGACTACATGCACGCAGAGTATCACGAAGACCGTCTTGTATGTGACTGCTGCCGCAGCGACTACACGTATGTCGAGGGTGGCCGTGGTGCAAGGGAGTACTACGTGCGGGACGAACAAGCTATCGAAGTGAGCGGTAACTGGTACGACAGCGAGAACCTGCCGGACTCTATCGTAGGACTGCACGATGGTGAGTATGCACACCAAGACGACGTGGTGTATATCGAGTCATGCGAAGCGTACTATTTAGCCGAAGACGAGGACGTGTGTATCACAGCGGACGGCGAGTGGCAGCTACGTGAGGACTGCGTTAAGTGCGATGACGGCGAGTGGCGCTTGACTGACGACTGCGTTGAAGTGGACGGCGAGTGGTACGAGGAAGGTACCGAGCCGGACGAAGAAGACGAGACACAAATGGAATTACCCCTAGGAGAAACGAAATGAGCAAGACCAATACCATGACGGCGTATGCCAAACCCACCTACGCGCATACTGCGCTGCCCTTACTAACAGCCGAGGACGTGCCGAACAACACAGTCATGCAAACACTGTACCGTGCATGTAGTGTGCGCCGCGCATCCGGTAGCTTGACCGAGGGACAGTTCGTGGCGTGGCTATGCGCGCGCTTACCTGTGACGCTGATAGATGAGGCGGGGAACATCCACGTCGATACACGCACAGGGCCGCACAACCGCACGATGTTCACAAGCCACACTGATACGGTGCACCGCGACGGAGGGGCCAACGCTGTCCGGTTAGACACGTCTAACCCACTGGCTATCAAGTGGCGCGCGGATGACGGGAGCTGTCTAGGCGCGGACGATGGCGCGGGGATAGCACTCATGGTGCACATGATAGAGGCAGGTGTGAAAGGTCTGTTCGTGTTCTTCCGTGGCGAAGAGGTAGGCGGTGTGGGCTCCTCGTGGCTTGCAGACACGCTGCCGCAGTCACTGGCAGGTATAGACAGGTGTATCAGTCTTGACCGTGCAGGGTATAGCGATGTGATTACCCACCAAGGCGGTGAGCGTTGTAGCTCGGACGCGTTCGCAGAGGCGCTAGCCAAAGAGTTGACACCAGAGGACTTCTCGATGGCGTTCCTAGCAGATAGCACGGGCGTGTTTACTGACAGCGCCAACCTCACGCGCATAGTGGCTGAATGCACGAATTGTTCAACCGGGTATTTTTCACAGCACGGTGATGGCGAGTGGCAGGACGTGACGTTCCTGCAGCAGTTGGCCGAGCAGTTGGTGACTGTGGCATGGGACGACCTGCCTGTAGTGCGCAAGCCCTTCGAAGTGGAGAGGAACGGTAAGAGCAAGGGGGCTTTCCTGCCGCGCTGGGACGACACCTTCAAAATCGACGCCTTCGACGAGTTCCTGATCGACGCACTGTACGACGCGGTGGACGACAGCTCTGCGGAGCTACGCGGGATCATTGCCGAGCACCTGATGCCTGAAGACCCAAGCCAAGCCCTGCCCCACATCCGTGTGGCCAACGTGCACAGCGCGCTACTGGAGGCGTACGCAGACGGCCTGACAGCCGGGGACTACGACACTTATCAGATACTTGACATCCTTGCACAAGACTGTCTGGTTAACTAGGGTTTACCCCTACCACTGCGACGCCGTGTCGCAGGCAAAATACACGGTATAACAAACGTCAGCGAGACTGACACAACCACGAAAGAGAGAAAGACCATGACTAAACAACTCAGCGCAACCCAAGTAAAGAACCTCATCAAAGCTATCGGCGGCAAGCGCACGGTGCTGGTAGAGGGTGAAGCCGGATCGGGCAAGACTTCCATTCACTACGCGCTAAAGGCAGACCCAGCGTTCGCGGAGTACTACGCCCCTAAGCCCATCGACTGTACACAGTTGAGCGACGGCAGCGTGTGGATGCCCGACATCGACCGTGCGCGCGGCGTGTCATGCGAGTTGCCAAACGAGCGCTTCGGTGTCAGTGAAGAGAACCACAAGGGCCTAGAAGGTGCCAAGCCAGCACTCATTTGTCTGGACGAGATCGCCAAGACGCGGCAGTTCATTAAGGACGTGCTGGCCCCGATCATCTACGAGCGCCGCATTGGTAACTACGAGATGCCCGAGGGTAGCGTAGTGTTTGGCTGCACCAACTTGAGCGAAGAGGGTTTGGGTGACACGATGCAGGCGCACTTGCGTAACCGACTGGTGATAGTACAGATGCGCAAGCCAACCAAGGACGAATGGGTGCGTGACTTCGCTATACCGCGCGGGCTTAATGCCGAGGTAATTGCCGCTGCGGAGATGTACCCAATGGCGTTCGAGTCGTTCACGGACTACCGCACGGGCGGCGCCAAAGCCGGGCGCAGCCTAGCCAAAGACAACCCATACATCATCGACCCCAGCGCGCAGTCGCAGGGCCAAGTGGTGACGCCCCGCTCACTGCACACAGCCAGCGACATCGTTGACGCCAAGGACAGCATGGACGAGCAGACCCTACAGTGTGCGCTTAGCGGCGCGCTGGGCGATGCGTTCGCGGCCAACATCATGACCATGATCCGCTTTGGCCAACAGTTGCCGACGTTCGAGCGTGTGATGGCCGACCCCGGCGGCACGAAGGTACCAGAGAACGCGATGGCGGGCATGGTGCAGATATTTCAGTTCATCAAGCAAGTGCGCGACCGTGAGCAGGCCGAGGCTGCAAGCGTGTACGTGGGGCGCATGAAGGAAGAGCTTAAGTCTTTGTTCGTGAACAACATCTGCAACAGCAGTGTGCTGGACAAGTTCGGCCTGAGCAAGACCTTCGCTCAGTTGCTGGCCGCTAATCGTCAATACCTAGGAGCATGACATGAACCAAACAGAAAAAGACATGTGCTTTGCGATGCGTCAGCGACATACCTACTACACATATAACACGGCGGTGAAAGTACACGAAGCACATATGTCGGTACACCTTCACGGTAACCTGATTGCCGAGGTGTATGACAACGGGGTCGTGCGCGCTACGCTCGCAGGCTGGAACACACCTACTTCACGCAGCCGTATCAATGCTGTCATGCAGTGCTTTGGCGGCAGCGGCATAAGCGTTGTCAAGGGCGTGCCTAAGTACGAAGGCAAGCCGCTAGGGCTGCACGAATGGGCTGTTTATTACGGTAAAGAAAAGGAGGTATGACATGGCTACAGAGAGCAAGTTCAGCGCGGCCTTCACGTCTCTGATGATACGGCCTTCTGTTGTGCAGGTTAACGGCCCGGCACCCAATGACCTACGCCAGATACAACAACTGTACGCAATACTGCAGAACGACGTGACGAAGTTATACGGCTACACAGACGTGTTTCAGGACATGTACGTGCTTAAGCCCGTGCTTGTAGACGGGCGCATGCAGATGTATGGGGAACGTGCCATGAGCTCAAAAAGACCAAATCGAAAGTACGGCATCACGCTAAACGTCTACGCACAAGTCAGTGGTTGGAAAAAACCCAAGTACGAGTGCGTGCGTTCTGAGACGGTGCCCTTCGGGACATCCCGCAAAGAGCAAGAGAGGGTACTGCAAGCTATGTGCGACATCTACGCAACAAAAGAGCAGGCAGACTATCGCCTCGTGTGTCCTTGGAAGGGGCTGCACGAGATCAAGCAACATCTACGGCCCGAGAAGGGCCGGTGGTAAAGGAGAAACACAATGGCATTCAAAGACTTAAACCCGCACCAGAAGATAGTGTCCGTACATGTGGACATGCTCAAGCATCCAGAGTTCTGCATATTGGGTAGCGTCACGCAGGTGGGCAAGGTACTGCTTGACGATCTGCTACCTACGGCGGGCACCGATGGAGTTGACGTGCACTACAACCCGGAGTTCATATCGACGATGACGCGTAAGCAGCTACGCTATCTTGTGGCGCACGAAGCCGCACACCGGGCGCTCAAGCACTGCACCGACTACATGCCGATCAAGAAGAAGCACCCCAACGAGTTCGCGCAAGCGGTGGACTACGTGGTCAACGGCATCATCGAGTCTATGGACATTAAGGGAGACTTCCTTGAGCGCCCGACGACAGTGGCACCACTCATAGACGCGAAGTATGCCGACAAGAGTGTGCCGGAAGTGGTGCGCATGCTACTGCAGAACCCGCCACCGCAGCAGCAGAAGCCTATGGACGAGCACATGGAGCCCGCAGCGGGTGAAGATGGCGAGGCTGGCCCCAAGGCCATGCAGGCAGCGCAGGAGGCCGTGGCCGAGGCTATGCGTCAAGGGGAGATAGTGCAGGTAGCACTGCGACAGCAGGCGGGTATAGGTACGGGCAACAACGCATTGTCGGGTTTTCGTGAGCAGAAGACAGACTGGCGCGGCCCGCTGCGTAGGTTCATTACGGACTTGTGCGAGGGCGACGAGCAGTCAAGGTTTAACCCACCCAACAGACGCTTCATGCCGCTGGGCATCATTCTGCCTTCTCACTTCAGTGAGGCTACGGGCGAGGTGGTGATCGCTTGCGATACCTCGGGCTCCATGTCCAGCATCCTACCTATGGTGTTCGGTGAGGTGGCTAACATCTGCAAGACCGTGACCCCGGCTAGTGTGCGTGTGTTGTGGTGGGATACCGAGGTGAAACTTGAGCAGAGGTTTACGCCCAAGGACTACGACAACATCGCCAAGCTGGTAGCGCCGCGCGGCGGCGGAGGGACATCCGTATCGTGCGTGGCCAAGTACATGCGTGAGAAAAGCATCAAGCCTAAAGTCACAGTGGTCATTTCTGATGGCTACGTGGAGAGTAGCTACGAGAGCCCGGCAGGTAATCTGCTATGGGGCATCTGCGGAAATCGAGGGTTTCGCCCGCCACGCGGCAAGGTGCTGCACATAGAGGAGACATGATGGCAAAGCCTAAAGGGTACAGGACGATAAGCGAAATAGCCGAGGAAGAGTTAGCCAAGACAGACGGCTCGCTTATACGTGCACCTTCGGGCACGGTGTTTATGAACGGCAGTGGCCGGATGTGGGATATGCAGAGGGCGTGGCAAGGACGGGAGCTGGAGCACTACACAGCGCGGCACTCTACTTGGGGGAACACGACACGCATAGCCCTGCACATTGCACTAACCTCCGAAACAGGACACGTACCGCTGTTCTACGTGAGCATAGACGGCAAGCTAACCGAAGAAGAGACCGAGCAAATGGCCGAGGTCTATATGATGGCGCTTAACCTGCGCAGACAAGAGTAACTTTTTAGGAGAAAGACATGAGTAAATTAGTAGCAAGCGGGGACAGTTGCCACAACGCCCTTAGCGAGCGTGAGCAATATGAGATAGCTAAAATGAATGCAGCAATGCACAACCGCCATGTGTTCCAAGCGTGCGCGCAGCAAGATTATGCTAAGCAAACGGGCATGGGCCTTCTTAGTGTCAGCGCTATGGGGGCTATTCAAGGTAACAGCTATCTAGAGGTCAAGCCCCAGTTTGGTGTACTGTACAGCGGAAAAGAGCCGCTGCCTGACGACTGGGCCGGGGCGAAGATAACTAGCTATAAGCGAGAGCCGCGCGAAACAGGGTGGCTGATTACGTTCGTGAGCAAGTGGGACTCGGGGCTGCGTATCCAACTATGGCTTGACCTTGAAGCGGTTAATGGTACTGAGGCCCACACCATCGCGGCCACGTACATGGAAGCGCTAAACCAACGGAGGGTGGGGTAGCTGCCTCGCCCGAATAGTCAAAACATTTTTAGGAGAAATATATGGCAGTCAAGCAGCACCGGATTGCGGACAATAAGAATCTCCAGTACATTAGCAGGACTGGAGGGAACGCAAATGAAGCAGATCACACAAAAACGGCTAAAAGAAGTATTGCACTACGACAAGGCAACAGGACTTTTTCTTTGGAAACAAAAGCGCGGGCGACAGGGCGCGGGTTCTATTGCGGGCAGCGCCACAGGAAGTGGCGGGTATGTGAGACTTATGGTAGATGGGCAGTTGTACTTGGCTCACCGGTTGGTATTCTTGTATGTGGAAGGGTCTATGCCAAAAAAGGATGTGGATCACAGAAACGGCCTGCGTACCGACAACAGGTATGCGAATCTGCGGCAAGTTACGCGGAGCACCAACAACCAAAACCAAAGAAAACCGCACCCGCGCAGTGCGACTGGTTTTCTTGGCGTGCGGTTAGATAAACGGTATGGGAGATACTATGCGTCTATCTATTATGACGGACGAAAACACGGGCTCGGCGGCTACACCACGCCTGAAGAAGCGCATGCCGCATATGTGGCAGCAAAAAGAAAACATCATTTAGGTTGCACGATTTAGGAGAAAGACATGTCAGCCAATTTTAATTTGGATAGCATCGCACTACTTGTAGAGTTCAACAGTTCCATTTGGACTGCGAGGCGGCTTGATAGAAACAAATCAACGGAGGTAGTACAGAAAGCCAGCGCGCAGCAAAAAGGCGCAGCGCGGGTGACGAAGAACCTGCTCGCAGGCAGGCCCGAGCTGGAGGAGATCACGTCCTTAGTGGGCGCAGCGCGCACCTATGTGTACGACAACACCTTGCCTTGGTCTAACAACGGGCAGCGCCTACTGGTTACAACACGCCTACCAAAGTTCGATGCGCGCATGCAGTTGTTCAAGGAGGAGTTCGAAGCCAAGGTAGACGGCTTCGTCAGCGTGTACCCAACGCTCATTACGGCGCAAGCTATGGCGCTGGGTGACATGTTCAACCGCGCGGAGTTCCCGCAGGCGTCCGAGATACGTACCAAGTTCGCGTTCTCTTTTGACTACCTGCCCGTGCCTGCAGCGGGGGACATTCGCGTGGACATTGGTACCCAAGCCCAAGAGGAGCTACGCGAGCGCCTAGAGCACATGTCTGTTGTGCGGGTGGAGAAAGCTATGGCCGAGATCAATGAGAAGCTCAGCACTCATTTGCGCAGGATGGCGGACAGGCTTACTACGGACACAAACCCCGACACCGGAGAAGGAACGGTAAGAAGGTTCACAGACACGCTAGTGTCTGGTGCACTAGAGTTATGTGATCTGGTGGCTGACTACAACGTAACAGGGGACGCGACCCTTGCGCAAGCTAGACGGCAGCTTGAGACCGCGCTTAGCGGCGTGACTGCCCAGACCCTAAGAGATGACCCGGCCAAGCGTGAAGACGTGCGCACTGCGGTCAACGACATCCTAAACAAGTTCACTTTCTGATAGGGGTTTACCCCTATCCCGAGTGGCGTACAATACAATACAATGTACAGAACTAAACAAATGAAAACCCTCTATGTCATATTCGCATTGTTTGCCGCATACGCACTGGCAAAAAATCCCGAAGAAAAGAAACCCGCAGGCGACCCACTACCAGCACACTACCCAACCAAAGGAAAGGGCAAACCATGACCACAACACTCATCGGCGCACTGTGCATTGTCGCACTCGCTATTCTTGTCGGTTGCGTTCTCAGCAGCCGCTGGTTCGACGCTTATATGCGCGACATGGACGCGAGAGACAAGCAAGTTGAGCGCGACACTGACCGTTTGTTGGACAAAGCCAACGCCGAGTACGTTGCACGCCAAAGATTGAAGGGGCCAAAGTGAACACCTACACACTGACTCAGGCGCAATACGACGAATTGCATGAAACTTTTGCTAATCGAGATATTTTGCGCATTCTTAAGTCGCTCCAACCGAACCCAGCACCAATGAGCAAAGAAGACATGGTGAAGGTGTTGGAGGCTTTGAAGGAAACAAATAAAGAATGGAAATCATTTGCAGATAGTGGTGACGCTGGGTTTTGGAGTGCAGAAGAACAACCATATTACCAAGCCACGGAAAAAGCCATCACCATCATGCAATCAGCTATTGAAGGAATGAAATGAGCAAACTAAAGCTAACCGGATGGTACCCAGGTGACCAAAAGCCTGTGCGCAAGGGCTTCTATCAAGTTGATACTCCCGGATGTAATGGGAATAAATACTCATATTGGAATGGCCTTTTTTTGAATTTTGTACCAGAGCGCCTGAATTTGCATGCGTCAGACAAATGTCTCTGGATATGCAATCAACCAATGCCAAATGGCGAGGACTAGCTAAATGACTACAACCACTAACCTGATAGAGCTTGCAGACGCGTATGCCCTACGCATGGACTTATCCGAAGAATCTGTCGCTACACAAGAGGACGCTGGGTATGTCGTGCCAACTATTGAGCAAACACGTAATGCGTTGATTGAAGCACTAGAAGCCCAAGCCAAGCAGATAGAGGCGCTGCAAGCTGATGCTGAGAGGTATCGCTATTGGCGCAATCGCTATCCAGAAACATTCGCACCGACTGATTTAAAGCCGGAAGACATTGACCGGATTACCGACGCAGCCCGCAAAGGAAACGTATGAGCAATATTAAAACTTGGAAGCAACTCCTAAATGAGCGCATTGGCGATATGCAGATAACTACAAACGATGATGTACGCCTAGCCATGCAAGACCACATTGATGCGTTGACCGAAGCCCTCAAGGTGGCGCAGTCTGTAAATGTTTTGCTTAGAAAAACAAGAGAAACAGCTAGGGCAGAACGTGACGCACTACAAACCCAGCGCGATATGTGGGAGTCTATGTTCAAAGAGGTTCGTGCAGAACGTGACGCACTGCAAGCCAAGCTATCCGCGACTGAAGCGCAGAAGTTTACGGTACATGAGCGCTCTTTTATTTATGACACGCATGGAAGATGCCTGCCCACATTGACATTGGCGTTTAACCCTGATGACTGGGGTTCAAGGGATAATTTTGCAGCCCCCGTAGCACCCGCCCAGCCAGTGAATGAACTGGTGGAGGCGTTGGAGCACGCTGTTGAAATAGCCGAAGGAAAGCGCGATGGCACTTGGGACGATTTGCTCCAATACCGGGCCACCATAGCCCACGCCAAGCTAGACAAGCTAGCGGCACTGAGTGAGCAGGCAGACCTTTATTCAGAGTTTACCAAAGCAGCCCAGCCGACACTTGAAAAGCTGCGAGAGTACGTTTTGAAGCATGCGCCTGATTATCCCGGCATCGAAAAAGCTGAGCCTTGGGAGCAGTTGTACGCACTGGTAACAACGCTTGAGGGGATAAAGGCCGCAAACGAAGACTTGCATAAATTGCTCGCCCAGCCACTCACCAAAGAGCAGGTACAGCCAGCTAAATATGGCTCACCGAACAACAAAATCCGGCGCGACTATGACCGCGTGCTGACAAAAAGCTCTGCGTTTTATCTTGACCCCATATCTAAAAAATGGATTTTCCAAGAGGATGGTTTGTATAGCGTAGGTGGAAAAATCATCAACGCGAAGAATGGCGATGTACTTGCTGCGTCTGGTGAGCAGGTACAGCAACTCACCAAAGAGCAGGTGCAGCCAGCGCAAGGGCTAAACCCCCTATGGAAAGAAACGCACCCGGACAAGCTGATTGAGCCAGCGCAAGGGGAGCGCGAACAGATTATTCGCAAGCTAAAGCGTGATGTGCAATGGGTTCCCGGAAAGCACTACGTTACCCAGCTTGAAGATATCATGGATGAAGCCGCCGCCCTCCTGCAATCCAACGCAGAGCGGGTGCCGCTGACACCAGCGCAGCGAGTGGACATTGCCGATGCATGCGCAAATCTTGACTATGACGGCAATTTTCTAGGCGACCTTGGAAAGATTATTGATCTGGTCGAAGCCGCCCATGGAATAACGAAAGGCCAACAATGACACCACCTAAAGCAGACACATTGCACGGAGCTTGGTATTACACCTATGGCAAAGGCTCGCACATGAATCTTGCTGGGAAACTACTTATAGGCGTTCCGCTTTTCCCATTCATGGCGCTTTTTGTTTTGACGTGGTTGGCCCTAGATAGCTTGTTTACGAAAGGCCAACAATGAAAGAATACATTACACAAGAGCAGGTGGATGCATTGGTTTCCGGATTTGGCGGGGTTGTGCCGTTCTACAGGGCGATGAATAAGCAAGATGCACACGCCCTTTGCAACGCCGCTATACAGCACTACAGAGACAGCCTAGTGGCTGGGGAGTTGCCTGAGCTTGTTGCAAATGCCGTACATAAAGGTGAATTGGTTTACACAGCCGACCAACTACGCCAAGCAATAGCCGATGCGCTGGCGAAGCAAGATGTACGCGCCCCAATGTTCAAATTCAGAGAGTGTGAGGATTCGCAGGCAATGCAAGAGCCCGATTACGAGCAATCGGAAACGTATTTGCGCGCAGAGGAAGCGAAGCAAGTGCCGCAGGGTTACAAGTTGGTTCCAGAGACACCGACAAACGACATGACTGTGGCAATGGCAAACGCTTTAGAAGACCCTGAAAACGAGCGATCTAGCTGGGATTTAGCGGAGAACATGTACGCAGCAATGTTAGCAGCCGCACCAGACCCAAAGGAGGGGGCATGACTAAAGAACAAATACTAGACACGATCAAATTACTCAGCGCACTAGAGGCGTGGAGCTTTGCGGAAAAGCACCGCTTGCCTGATTACTTGCTTGAAAATTTAGACAAGATTGTGGAAGTGCTTAGTGCTGAGGTGTTGAAGTGACCCACACCATCAACACAACAGAGGCCACTGCGGTGGCGAACGAGGTGTACCTGCAACCTATGGACACCTGCCCTGTGGGGGTGAAGGTGCAGCTAGAGAATCCCGGTGGCGTCCTTGTCTACGGTATGTGGGACGGCAAACCCCACCACTGGAAATCATGGGCACCACTACCACGAAGAAGGAAACCCGATGCCGAGACCTAAGCCGCCAGAGCCCTTGAAGCCGCGCGCAGTACGTATGTCCGACACGGAGTGGGAGACTTTCAAAAACATAGGTGGTAGCGACTGGCTACGCAGTAGGTTGAAGAAGTTAAACTTAACGGGTATCGCCAAAAGACAACGTAACCAGCGTATTCGCAAAGCTGCGTTGATGGGTAAATCCGACGCGCAAATCGGCAAAGAGTTCAATATTGACAGAAGCACAGTTTGGAGAATCTTAAAATGAAAGGAAGCGTAATGCAATACACAGCGTACAACAACAAAGAGTTAGTTCGTATGGTGGACAACAACCCGCAGGCAAGCGTGCTAGAGCGCGAGCTGGCGAACCGGATAGACGAGCTAACGGTGGAGGTAGACATGGTTCAACACCTGCTAGACAAGGCGCTGAACCGTTCTGCATTTCTGGGGGCTATCCATGCACAATGAACAAGCCGCATTCCATTGGCAGGGACAACCCTCTATCTTCGCAAAAGACCCCGTGTTTAACGGCGTACGCACGGCAGTCGCGGAGCGGGCCGCAGAGAATGTAACGCAGACGGTGTATCTGCGGGGCTCCAATGTGTTCCTAGCGAATACAGGACGCCAAGTCATTGCGCATAGTAAAGCTAAACCAAGGGGCGGATGATGGCCGACACACCGGACTTCAGTACTTGGAGTAAAGCAACACTCATACTGTTCTGTGAGCGCGCTTACGAACGTATGCAGCACGACCAAGAAGAAATAGCCTCCCTGAAGGCCACGGTAAAAGACGCCATTCAGGCGTACCGAGAACTAATCATCAACCATGAAAAGGAAAAGCAAAATGTCAGTAACTAATATCGACACCACACTAAACGAACGCGGCGCACGCTACGGCACTTTCCAAGGCCATGCCGAAGTCACACAACACCTTAAAGCGTACTACCGCGAACAGTTGGCCAAACGAGGCAAGACGCTGGAAGCCGACCAGTACGAAGCATTGGACATGGTGATGCACAAGATAGGGCGCATCGTAAACGGCGACCCGGACTACGCTGACTCGTGGGTTGATGTGGCCGGGTATGCCAAGCTGGTTGCAGATCGTTTGGAAGGCGTAGTGCGATGACCCCCGAGGCCAAGGTCAAGAACGCAATCAAGAAAGTGCTGGAAACTTCCGGCATCTACTTCATCATGCCTATGGGCACCGGGTATGGCAAGTCCGGTGTGGCTGACTTCGTTGCCTGCCACAAGGGTAAGTTCCTCGCTATCGAAGCCAAGGCCGGTAAAGGGCGCACCACAGCGCTGCAAGACCGGGAGCTACAGCGCGTACGCAACGCGGGCGGCGTGGCCATCGTAGTCAGTGACAAGCCCGAGGACTTTGTGATGCTGGGCAACACCATTGAGACCATGAAGGGCAAGAACGTAATTGAAGAAATGAAGGAAGAAATATGACTACCTACTCAAAAGAAAAATACGACGCACTCGACGAGGAAGACAAGAACGTGATCGACGACATGTTGGAGGTAGCCATCGAAGCGCTCTCTACTGGACAAGGTGCCGCGATCATGCTTGTCGATGTTAACGGTGTGGGCGTGGCGCAGCTACTAGCCGCAGGTAATCAGCTGCTTATAGAGCCGCTGCTGCGCAGCGCGGAGAGCGTGTGCGAGAAGGTCTTCAGCAACCACACCGGGGTGGTACAGTGAAAATAACATGGTATTGGCCCGACGCAGCGCTGTTTGGGAAGATGCACGACAAAGGGCTATGTGTGGCGTATAGCACAAACTACGCCGTAATAAAACACCCTCTGACGGGGTTCAACGTATGTTGCCTAGAAGACTGGGGTATGCACACGCAGGTAGAAGTCGCTCAGCTAATGAGCACTCTTCTTGAAGTAGCCGAGCAGCGTTTCGAAGAACTTGGCGAATTCTACATAGAGTACGCCCTTGCTATCGGTGCGCTGGAGAACGCAAAAGAACAAGTCAAAAGAGCAACCGCCCATTGGGGCGAACAAATAGCGAAACTAAAATGACACAACCATTCAAAACAATCCTATGCGCGGACTTCGAGACACGATGGTCTAGCAAACCAACTGAGTGGAGCGAAGACCCATTCACGCTGTCGAAGCTAACTACCGAAGAATATATACGGTCTCCTTTGTTCCACGCATTCGGGCTCTGTCTGCATGAGGTCGGCTCCGAGTCACCGATACAGTGGTACTCCCACGAGGAGCTGCCGCGCATACTAAAGATGTACGACTGGTCTACGACCGCCATCCTCTGCCACAACAGCCAGTTCGACGCGGCGATCCTGTCCTACATCTATGGCATCAAGCCGTGCTTCATCTTCGACACGCTATCTATGGGGCGCGCGCTACGTGGTGTGGAGGTAGGCAACTCGCTCATGAAGTTGGCCGAAGACTACGGCTTGCCCCCCAAGGGGCGTGCTGTGTACAGCACCGACGGTCTGTTTACGCTACCCGCGCACATCGAGCGGGAGTTGGCCGAGTACTGTAAGCACGACGTGTTCTTGTGTGAGCAGATATTCATGAAGCTGCTGTATCGCATCGACCCGCTAACCGGCGACTCTGCTGGTGAGTTCCCCAAGAAGGAGCTGCGCTTGATCGACATGACGGTGCGTATGTACACCGACCCGGTGCTGGTGCTAGACAAGCCCATGCTGGAGAAGGCGCTGGTAGAAGAGAAGGCCAAGCTAGCCTCCGCGCTGGAGCGCACGGGCGTTGAGGAGACATCCCTAGCAAGCAACGACCAGTTTGCAGAAGTGCTACGTACTATGGGAGTCACGCCACCAACTAAGATAAGCAAGACCACGGGGAAGGAGGCGTTTGCGTTCGCCAAGAACGACGCGCTGTTTCAAGCCCTGCTTAACGGTGACAACGAGGATGTATCGCTGCTGTGCGAAGCACGGCTCAAGGTCAAGTCTACGCTGGAGCGTACCCGCGCGCAGCGCTTCATTGACATCTCAGAGCGTGGCACACTACCTATCCCTCTCGCGTACTACGGTGCGGCGACAGGCCGGTGGGCAGCGGCCAAAGGCGCTAACTTGAACCTCCAAAATCTGAACCGAGGCTCGTTCCTTCGCAAAGCGATCATGGCCCCGGACGGGTATCTTCTTGCAGTAGCAGACTTGTCCCAGATCGAGCCCCGGGTGTTGGCGTGGTTGTCTGGGTACGAGGACATGCTAGACATCTTCCGTGCGGGCGGCGACCCCTACGCTACGTTTGGTTCGCAGATGTTCGGTATCCCGGGGTTGACCAAGGACACGCACCCCCTGCTTAGACAATCGGCCAAGTCCGCTTTGCTAGGCGCAGGATATCAGCTCGGGTGGGCTAGCTTTGCAGGGCAGTTGCTTGTGGGCTTCCTAGGCGCTCCACCGCAGCGATACACGAAGGCCGATGCTAGACAGTTGGGCGTGACTGCACAGGACGTGCAGAAGTTCTTGTCGTGGGACGACAACCTAAAGGGTATGCAGGAGATACCGCACACCTGTACCGAAGAGGAGCTGTTACTGCACTGCCTAGCGGCCAAGGCCATCATCGAGAAGTACCGCAGTGCAGCGAGCCCCGTGACAGACTTTTGGAGCCTACTAGGTAACCTGCTGGAGCGCAGCTTGGTGGGCGGTGAGGAGTACAACCACAAGGACGTGTTGCTGTTTAGAAAAGGCGAGATCATCATGACCAACGGCATGGCGCTGCGCTACCCCGACCTGAAGGCGCACATCGACCCCGAGGACAAGAAGAAGCGTGTTGTGTACACCTACGCTGACGGCAAGAAGCGTGTGAAGTTGTACCCCGGTAAAATATGCAACAACGTGACGCAGGGAACTTCACGCATCGTGCTGTCTGACGGTACCCTGCGCATTGATAAAGAGCATCGCGTGTTGGGACTTGTCCACGACGAAGCGATTTCAGCAGTACCCGAGCCCGAGGCGCAGCCCGCGTATAAGTGGATGCTGCAGCAGATGGTACAGGTGCCCAAGTGGATGCCCGGTATCCCGCTCAATGCAGACGGCGGAGTGCACAAGCGCTACGGTCTAGCTAAGTCATAACCAAGGAGAAAGAAAATGGAAATACCAAAGACGTTTGAACTAGGCCATCTCACATGGCGCGTACATACGGACAAGCAGGGGGTTGCTACAGGCGTGTACGGGATGTGTTACCCAAGCTATCAGACGGTACGTGTGCGCATGCGCGCCCCAAAGAAGATGACAGAGAGTTTTTGGCACGAGGTTACGCACGCTATTCTGTTCGACATGAAAGACCCGCGCTGGGACGACGAGCAGTTCGTCACGGCATTCAGCAAACGGCTTACCCAAGTCATTCACACAGCGGAGTTTTAATATGAGCACCGTCTTCTACGTAGACCCGGGTAGGCGTCAAATGCATATCATCGACGATGACTATGACGATGTTTCTTTTGTTGGCGGTTCTTTTGCCGGTTGTGCTGTATCCGCAGAACCCACGGTCTCGCCGGATCGCTCCGCGATACATAATGAGAAACAAAGGGTAGCGCGGATACAGAAAAAGCAACAGAAGGAAAAAGAAGAACGCTTGGCTGCGGAGCAAAGAGTAGCTGCTGAAAAAGTACGTGCAGAACTGAAGGCGGAGCAGTTAGAGAAGGTGCTTGCGTGGGCTGCAACAACTGGGGGAACCGTAGAGGGCGAGGTCACGGTGGACGCTTTGCTGGAGTGGACAGGGTGGTCTAGATACAGACTCATCGGTGACCTAGCTCTGGCGAACGTCCCTTTCGAGTGGCGACAACACAACGGCGTGCTCACACTTATGTACAAACGCATAGACATCATTACATGGCAATTCATAAACAAATACTACTAATATGGCTAAGCACTCATACTCAGGAATCAAGACGTACGAAAACTGCGGACGTAAGTACCACGAGACCAAAATACTCAAACTATGGCCCCGGGAAGACACCACCGCTACGTTGTACGGCACTCAACTGCACGAGCAGGCCGAGTTCTATATCCGTGATGGCAGGGCGCTGGACAAGGGCTTCGAGTTCCTCAAGCCGGTGCTAGACAACCTAGTGGCCATGCCCGGGCGTAAGTTCTGCGAGTTGGAGATGGGGGTTAAGGAAACGCTGGAGCCTTGTGACTTTAACGACCCGGACTACTGGTGCCACGGTATTGCGGACTTGGTGATTGTAGACGACGACAACTTCACCGCACGGGTGTTCGACTACAAGAGCGGCAGTGACAAGTACCCCGACACCGATCAGCTCATGCTCATGTCGCTCATGATCTTCAAACACTTCCCCCACGTACGCACCATTACCGGGGGCCTGCTGTTCGTGCTCAAAGGCACGGTGTCGAAATACAAAGTGGAGCGCGATCAAGAAGCGGCGTTGTGGTGGCGCTGGCGTGAAAGAATTGCTAAACTAGACGCCTCGATATACCACAACGTGTGGAACCCCAAGCAATCGGGTCTTTGCCGAAAGCACTGCGAGGTACTGACGTGCACCTTTAATGGAAGAAGTTAAGTATGCCTAAATCATCCCCGGCCAAGCTGGCCTATCAGAAAAAATACAATGCCCGCCCGGACATCGTGAACCGCCGCGAAGACAACAACCTAGCTAGGGCGCAGATGATGCGCGCAGGCAAAGTGAAGAAGGGCGACGGCAAGGACGTGGCCCACAAAGTAGCGCTTGACAACGGGGGTTCTACCGACCCCAAGAATCTCAAGGTCGAGAGCGCCAAGAAGAATCGCGGCTGGCGTAAGACTTCCGGCTACAAAGTACCCACCACTAAGTAAGGTTTGCCACCCGCCACAAACGGGTGTATAGTAAGTTCTCTGTTCGACGAACGGCCCTTAAACAAGGCCCTCGTCGCGTACTGCTTTTGGAGAAAGAAAATGGCAATTGGTCTACGTGGCCCGATACGCTACGGGCGTCCGCTACCTGAAACAAACGTCGAGGCGTTGCTAGACATGTGGTGTACGAAGTTTGAAGACAAAACAATAGTGGTTGAGGACGTCTTCCGCGAAGGGGCCGAGCACCCCGACTGGATTGTTGAGCAGGTATTGAGAGCCTTGGCGCACATGCCCTGTCAAGCGAACGTGGTGTCAGACACGATGATGTGGACGCACCGCGACTTTTATATTTCTGCGCACGAATCTTTTGGCGAACAAGACCTGCGCATCTGCATCCGACCGATACCAAAAGGAGAAAGAAATTGAAGATCATTGAAAACAAAGCGCTGCAAATCCGCACGCGCAACCCGGACAAGTTCGCCATCATCCCCAAGCGGCATGTGCAGGAGATTCCCGGTGGGTACGAGGTGACGTTGTTCTGGGGCTTGGACGAGGTGCGCGTGCTGCGCAATCTAGGCGTGAAGAATGCACCATCCCCGGTAGAGCGTGATTACAAGTGGCCCGGGCGCTACCGCCCTATGTCACATCAAGTGGCCACCTCGGGGTTCTTGACGTTGCACCGCAGAGCCTTCGTGTTCAACGACCCGGGCACCGGAAAGTCACTGGCCGCACTGTGGGCCGCAGACTACCTTATGGCCCGCAAAGAGATTCGGCGCTGTCTCATCATCTGCCCCTTGTCCATCATGCATAGCGCTTGGCTTGGCGACCTCAACAACAGCATCATCCATCGTAGCGCGGCCATCGCCCACCACGCCAAAGCATCACGCCGGGTAGAGATCATTCAGGGTGACTACGAGTTCGTTATCATCAACTACGACGGGCTCAACCTCGTGGCCAACGAGATTATTGCCGACGGCAGGTTCGACTTGGTTATCGTTGACGAGGCCAACGGCTACAGCAACACCCAGACGCAGCGCTGGAAGTCACTGGCCAAGATACTCAAGCCCGACACGTTCCTGTGGATGATGACTGGCACACCCGCTGCACAGTCCCCGGTGAATGCGTTTGGTTTGGCTAAGCTGGTGAACCCCAGCGGTGTGCCCGCGTACATGACGGCATGGCGCGACAAGGTAATGAACAAGATCACGCAGTTCAAGTGGGCACCCAAGCACGATGCCAAAGACAAAGTGTTCGCCGCACTGCAGCCCGCAATCCGCTTCACCAAGGAACAGTGCCTTGACTTGCCGCCGGTTATCAAGATGACCCGTGAGGTGGCCATGACTGCGCAGCAGGCCAAGTACTATGAGCGTATCAAGAACGACATGCTGGTGGTGGCTGCAGGGCAGACGATCAGCGCCGTGAATAAGGCCGCTGTGGTCAACAAACTATTGCAGGTGAGCGCGGGTAGCGTCTACAGCGAAGACGGGGAAGTGGTCGAGTTCGATGCCACACCGCGCTTCAATCTGCTGCTGGAGATTTTGGAGGAGACCGACCGCAAGGTAATCATCTTCGCCATGTACCGCTCTAGCATCGACGCCATCGAGGCGTTCCTTACCAAAAAGGGCTACAAGGTAGGCGTAATTGACGGGCGGGTAACCGCCACAAACCGAGGCGCGTTGATTAACCAGTTCCAAAACACCCCCGACCCGCAGTTGCTGGTCATGCAGCCGCAAGCTACAGCCCACGGAATTACGCTTACCTCGGCAGATACTGTAGTGTTCTTTGGCCCTTTAATGAGCGTGGAGCTCTACAAACAAGCCATCGCCCGAGCCGACCGCAAGGGGCAGACCTCAGACAAAGTTACTGTGGTGCACATTCAGAGCAGCCCTATCGAGAAGAAAATGTTTGCTGCTATGGACGCCCGGGTTAGTGACCACGCACTTCTAACTGAGCTATTCGATGAAGAACTGGGGGTGAACAAATGACCTAGGGAAAACCCTGACACATTTATTTTTGTCCAGTTCTTGACAAAGGCCGAATCACCTGTATGATTCAACAAAACAAACGGAGAAAGAAATGACCACTGAAACTGAAGACGGCGTAGACATCGCCGAAACCAACGTCACGATGGATAGACTCGCAAGAGTGTACATCAAAATGCGGGACAAGCTGGCCCAGCTAACCCGTGAGTACGAAGAAGCCGAGGCAGCGATCAAAGCCCAACAGGCCGATATTGCCGCCGCAATGAAAGACATCATCCAGACGGCTGGAGCCAAGTCGATCAGTACCTCCCACGGAACCGTTACATTGAAGACCAGCACCCGCTACTACGCACAGGACTGGGAAGCGATGTACAAGTTCATCGTGGAGCGCGATGCAGCGTTTCTACTGGAGAAGCGCATTGCCCAAAAGAACATGTCTGACTACCTTGAACAGAACCCCGGCGATGTACCTCCCGGCCTGAACACGATGTCGGAACTGTCCATCTCTGTAACCAAACCACGCAAGTAATTTTTTCAACCAAGGAACCATCATGAGTAACGTAATTGTTTTCAACCCCGGCCAACTCCCTGCCTTTGCTAAAAAGGGCGAACTCTCCGCAACAGCCAAAGCCCTAGCAGGCGGCGCTGGCGCATCTGGCAAACGCATCTCTATCAAGGGCGGCGTGTTCCGCCTCATCGCAGACGGCAAGGAAGTCGCCGCTGTGGAAGAGCGCTATCTGGATGTGGTCATCGTCAACGCCGCTCCGAAGGTGGGCCGCACGTTCTACGCCGGTACGTACGACGAAAATAAAGCTGCTGCACCCGACTGCTGGAGCGTCGATGGCGACAAGCCCGATGCGTCTGTTAAAGCCCCTCAGTGCGCCAACTGCGCCAACTGTCCACAGAACGTCAAGGGCTCCGGTCAAGGCGACTCTCGCGCATGCCGCTACAGTCAGAAGCTGGCTGTGATGCTAGCCAACGACATCGAGGGCGACGTGATGCAGCTCTCTTTGGCCGCGACAAGCATCTTCGGTAAAGCCGAAGGCGAGAACCGCCCACTGCAAGAGCACTCTCGCTGGTTGATCGCCCAAGGCATTGACCCCACGATGCTGATTACACGTCTGAAGTTCGACACCAAGGCCCCCGTACCCAAGCTATTCTTCAAGCCTATGCGCTGGTTGACCGACGACGAGTACGCTGTAACCAAAGGCAAAGGCGAGTCCGAAGACGCTATCAAGGCTATCACCATGTCGGTGTTTGCACAAGACGGCGGCAGTACCGTAGCAGCGCCAGCGGCGTTCGAGGGCAAGCCCCCAGTATCCAAGGCCAAGGTAGTACCCGCACCGCAGGCAGACGAAGAGGACGACGAGCCGCCAGCACCGGCTCCAGTGGTTAAAGCGAAGGCCAAGCCCGCCGCGCTGCCTCCCGAGCCAGAGGACGACGAGCCGGTAGTCAAACCCGCTAAGGTTGCTGCGAAGACTGCAGCGCCTGCAGCCACCGGACTAGCCGCCACACTGGCTGCGTGGGACGACGAGTAATTAAAGGTTTAGGGGTGCGTCACACTTAACCCCGGTTGACGACCGGGGCCCCTTTCTATTTATGACATACCACACCAAAACCCGGATAGCCCTGAAGCGCGCCCCCAGTTCTCTGGGGGTTCGTCTTGGTAGGCTCGCTGTTCGCAAGAACAAATCCGTACAAGACATTGCTACAGCGACAGGCGCATCGAGGGCGACCGTGTATAGCTGGTTCTCCGGCGGTGCAGTGTCCAATGCGTACTGCACCATTGTCACAAACCTAATAGCATCTCTGCAGACCGAATAGGGGCAAGTAATGGATTCACATGACTTCCTCTCGGCAGTGTTGCCGAGACAAGGAAAGTATTGCACCTTCACGATGAAGGGGCCGCTAAGAAAGAACATCTTTGTTGACGATCTGGAGAATCTGTATGAAACCAACGTATCGCTGAGTGAACTAGGCAACAACACCTTCTATGCACTTAGTACTTTCAATGACGAAGGTACCCGGGAGGCCGCACACGCAGAATACACACGCGCGCTATTCGCTGACCTAGACTGCGGCGTTGACGCCAAGACCGGCAAACAGAAATCTTTTGCTAGCAAGAAAGCCGCAGTAACGGCGCTAGCCGAGTTTATGGAAGCCACTAGCCTGTCCGCGCTAGGCATGCCGTGGCTGGTTGACTCCGGCGGTGGTGTGCATGTGTACTGGCCCCTAGACGCCGACACGACGATAGACGAATGGAAGCCCGTGGCCGAGGCATTCAAGCGCGCGGCGCAGCAGCATGGCCTACCCATTGATATGACGGTTACCGCCGACGCAGCGCGAGTACTGCGCATGCCGGGTACGTTGAATTGGAAGTATGAACCCCCTAGGCCCGTGGTGCTGAAGCAGCGCGGCACGTTCTTCTCCCTTGCCGACATTGCACAGACGCTAGCCCCCTACGCCGCCGCACCAAAGAAAGTCAACACAGCACTCACGCTTGCAGGAGTACGCCCACAGGCTGCAGCCATCTCCCCGGTAGCACAAGCCCTCATGGGCAATAGCGTCACGTATTTCAAGAACATAATGGTGCGCACCGCAGCGGGCACTGGATGTGGACAGATTGCAGACTATATCGCTCGTGCAACGGAAGACGGTATGGAGCCCTTGTGGCGCGGTGTATTGTCTATAGCAAAGCCGTGTGCAGACGGCGACAAAGCCGCGCGCAAGCTATCCTCTATGCACCCGTATGACGAAGACCGCATGTACGCTAAGCTGGCCGAGATAAAAGGCCCGTACCCATGCTCCAAATTTGACACCGAGAACCCCGGGATATGCACCCAATGCCCGCACTGGGGCAAAATAACAAACCCCCTCGCACTAGGCCGCGAGATAATGACGCTCACAAGCGCACCACAAGAAGAGACTGCCGACGAGGCGGTACAGGATCAAACGCGTTCCTTACCCACGCCCCCATACGGATTCGAGTACGGGCGCACCAGCGGCGTGTACTACCGCAAGCCTGCGGAGAAGGACGAGGGCGACAAATTGATGTTGCTAGTACCGTTCGACTTCTACATGACGCGCATGATTCGGGACATGGACAGCACCCAAGCCGAGTTCCGCGTGACCAAAGGCGACAAGCAGTTCACGTTCGCCGTACCCACTTCCGAAGTTATCGAGGTGCGTGCATGTCTTAAAGTGCTGGCCAAGAACAACGTCATGGCTGCAAACCCCGGCGTAGATGCATACTTGTATCAGTACGTGCGCCAGAGTATTCAAAATGCCAGCGCCAACGGTGAAGAGATCGTGGTACCCCAGCGCTTCGGATGGCAACCGGACGGTAGCTTCGCCGTGCACGACACCGTGTTCAGCCCTATCTCCGACGACAAGGACTTCAAGTTTGCATCCGACAGGCTGCACAATGTTATTAACGCGACAAAACCCAACGGCTCTTTGGAGAACTGGCGCAAAGTGTTCGAGATGATGCGCCGCAAGGCCGCGACAGACACCGTAGTGTGGGGTCACCTAGCCGCCGCAGGCATCGGCTTCGGCACGATCCTTATGCAGTTCACACCCCACGGCTCTCGCGCAGGGGTATTCCACGCTTGCAGCCCGGGCTCTGGTGCCGGTAAAACCTTTGCGCAGTCTATGGCAACGTCCGTGTGGGGGGAGAATGGTCGGTACATGGTGGCCCCCTCTACGTCAGAAAAAACGATGATGCAGCGCGCAGGCATGCTGGGTAGCTTGATGTTGGGCGTGGACGAGATCACCAGCAAGAATCGTTCGCTGGCAATGGAGTGGTTGCCTAGCTTCATTTTCGACTACGCCGCAGGCATGCACAAGATCAAGGGCAGTGCGTCGAGCAATTCGGAGGTGGCACAGGAGCTGCTGTGGAACGCCATCGCGTTCATATCGTCCAACACCCCCGGGCTTGAAGCCATGATGGGCGCGCGCAAGCATACGTCCGAGGGCGAGGCGCGCAGGCACTTGGAGTGGCAGACCCCTGCCGGGTACGAGCTGAAGTGGACGCCCGAGGAGAACGAGATACGCTCGTTGCTGGAGCACAACACGGGTATTGCAGGCCCGCTATTCGCCAAGTGGTGCGCGCGCAACGTCAACACGGTGCAGTTTGTTATGCAGCAGGTGCTGGAGCACTGGAAGAAAATATCGGGCGCGCGAGACGACGAGCGTTTCTGGACGGCTATGGTGGTGTCCATTGTGGCCGGGTATGTGCTGGCAGGGCGCAAGTATGCAAACATCGTGGACATCCCCGCAACACCGATATTCGAGTTCTTTTTGAAGCTGGTGGTGCGCCAACGCAGGATCATCGCAAGCAACCAACGCTCCGCTACAGACACGCTCAACGCCTACATCGCGGAGTACATGGGCAATTTCATCAAGACCGAGGGAAGCCAAGTCATGCAACACCTCGTGGGCGGCGCGGCTATTCAGCCAAGCAGTGCGAAGTCGCAGGTTCGCGGGCGTGTGGAGTACAACGTGACTCCCGGCCATGTGGACTTCTATATCGAGATGCGCCTGCTCAAGTTGCACTGCGCGGACAGCGGCCTAGGCTACGAGGCGTTTGTGAACCAATTACAGGACAACGTGACCGTAGACACGGTGCGCAAGAACCTGCTGGCCGGAACCAAAGGGCCCGAGATGCGCGTACCTTGCCTGAAGATAACGCGAACCGTCGCGGATGTGGAGGCTACCGAGGAGGCGTATGGCCTCTGAAGAGTTCCACTGGCTCAGGTACAAGGCGGGCGAGTCCTTCTTTGTACCTAGCCTAGACCCGTACCGCACCGCGCTGGCGGGGGTACGTGCGGCGGCGAAGCAGCGTGGGCTGCGTCCGGGCGGCACCGCCCGATACAAGGTGGGCGTCTACAAGGGCTTACTCGGGGTACTTTTCACGGTACCACGCTAACTCACTCGCCTTTGATCTTTCCGTAGGCTTCGCGGAACGCAGCCGCAGTCTGGATTTTGTACTGGCGTATGTTGTCGAGCATGCGGCGCTTCTCCTCTGGACTCCTGTTAGACGCCCGGATCGCGGTCTCCGCCTTGGACAACTGCCCCATCTTCTGCGTGAAGGCCCCGGCCACGGTAGCGCCCGCGTACTCCTTGGAACGCTCCTGCAAGAGCTGCATAGCCTGTGCCTTTTCGCCCTTCTCTAGCAGTCCGTCCACGGTCTTCTTGAAGGCAGTGAACTCGCCCATCTTCTCGTAGGTATCGTTGATGATGCCGCCTGCGTCGTTAGGCTGGAATACGCCGCCGATCATTGGCCTTGAGGACAGCCGACGTGCTGCCTTCTCTGGGCTGTCGCTGGCTGGCATGAGGGAGTCCACTGCGGCCAGTACGAACATCCCCACGCCGCCGGTATAGCCGTTCAGCAACTGCTCCATCATGATGGGCGACTGTCCAGTGAGTTGGCCTACTTCTCGTGCGATCTGTGTGGTGTTCTCACGAAATTGGAATGGCTTTTCCATGCCCTGCTCGGAGCGGGACAGGATGTCGCGGCCCGTAAACAACGACTTGCCGGTGCCCACCTCGATCAAAGGCTTGATGGCTTGCGGAAGGAGGAAGCTGCTACCGCCGGGGATGGTGTTGCGCAAAATGGTGCTGAAGGCGTTGACGGCCTCGTCGCTGCCGTGCTTGTCCGTCATGCTACGGTACAGGGCCTCGGGCACGGACTTGAAAATATAGCCCAGCTCGAACGGCACCGGTACACGTATGGCTTCCTCTACGCCCGGCACACGCACAAACCAGTTACCGTACTTCTGCTCGGGCAATGCATTCTTGTAGGCTTCGTCGTCCTCCATCGCGGCGGCGTAAGCCAAGCTGGCTGCAGCCAGCAACGTGCCTCGGGCGATCAGTTTGCCCTTGATATTCAGGCGCTCGTCGTTGGGCATGTTCCCGGTAAACGCCTTGTACAGCACATTCAAAGACTGAATCTGTGCGTTCAGGAAGGGGATCATGGCGTTGGCCATGTGGATGCTAGGTGACGCGCCGCGCTTGCTAAAGTTCATGGACTCCAGCGTCTGCAGGGTGGCCTCCATCTCCGACATGCCTTGCTTTATGTAGCTCCCGTACTGCGCGCGTCGGGTGAGGGCATCGGCCCCCATCGACATCGCCTCTAGCTTGCCCAAAGCGTTGAGCCAACCGGACTTGCCTGCGGTAACGTCGCGCAGCACCATCGACATGTCTTCGGAGGTGCCCGTAAATACCTGCCCACCAGTGATACCCCGGTTGTTCAGAATTTCCTTATTCTTGGCGTTAATCTCTTTCACCGCACTCCACACGGGCGTGATGTTAGCCCCGCTACCCAGCGCAGCGCCCAGTGAGTCACGGAAAACCTGCCTAGCGGCGTATACCGGGCTGATAGTGACGGCCTTGCGCAACAACTGTGCGGGCATGGCCAAGAGGCGCACCACGCCAGAAAGCTGGGTAGGGATACCCGCCATGCCTTTGACCAACAAGTCCGCAGGGATGCTATCGGGCGTGTCCACGCGGGCGAACTTCTCCGCGCCATTGTCATAGAACTTGACGATGGTATTGCCCTTGACATCGTGCCCGTTGCCGATGGTGGCCATGCCCATATCCTGCAGCTCGAACGCAGCGTTCTTGGTGGCTATGTTGTTCAAGGCCATGTCCAGAATCATGCTGGTGTTCTGCACCGCGCTGGTGGTGAAATCCAAAATAGGCCTATCGCCGCCCACCAGCTCCTGCAGATGTGGCTGCTCCTTCATGTTGCCTATACGGATGGGCGACTCGCTACCAATCAGCAGCTCGGCCACGCCGTTGCGATCCCGGTAGTACGGGATGTAGTCATCTTCTTTAACCAACTTCGCGCCCACGTCCTTGCTTATTGCGCCGCTTTGCTCTAGTAGCTTGATTAGGTTGCGGTTGTACTCGTTGTACTGGCTGCGCGCGTCTTCGAAGACATCCTTCAGGCCCGGGGTGTTCTGCACCTCCTGCGCAATAGCATCCAAGTCGGCCTGCGTGATGTCGCCGCCGAAGTTAAGCGTCTCGATGCCTTTACTCTTGGCGCGGATAGCCGCCATGTAGCCGGTGAATAGCCGGGTGACGTAGTTTTTGTCTTCTATGGACGCCTTGGCCAGCGTGTCTGCGATACCCTTGAGGTTCGCGCCCTTGACGCTCTCGATCATGTACTCTTTTTTGCCGTCCGCCCGGGTCTTTTCTACACGCTGGGGCACGCCGTTCGCGGCGGCTACGGACAGGAAGTGCTGGCGCTGGTCGTACATACGCAGGTAGTACATCATTTGGGAGCCCTTCAGCGGCTCCATTACCCGAGACAGACGCTCAAAACCGGCAAAGCGATCCACCAACTGCGTCTCAAATGCGAGGCCGGACAAGTTGTCTTTTATCTTGCCCCACCAAGGCTTGTCCTTGGCCACGATGCGGTCTACCACATCTTTGGCGGAGCCTGTTGTGCGCTGCACACTGGGAGTACCTGCGCCCTGTATGCGGCGCGAGGGCATCATGATCTTGTCCACGAGGTCGGCCACCTGCTTCGCCGTGGGTGTCGGGGGTTTTTGTGGCATACCGAACATGCGGCGCACGAAGTTCTTTAACCTATCCCACAAACCGTACTTGTCCAGCTTGGCCTGAAACTCGGGGTTAGTGCGCGCCTCGGCTACAAACTCACGCACATTGGGAATCTCTTCGTTAGCAAAGGCTTTACTGGCAGCGACTTGGCGCTGCATGCCCTCTAATCCTTTTCGCGCTGCGGCTTGCTCGGGGGTAAGCGTAGCCGGGTCTGCCAGCAACACGCTGTCGGTAGCCGCGTGGTATAGCTCGTGCATCACGTCTTCCATGTATGCGTCGGGGCGCATGACAATTTCGTTCGTCTCTGGGAAGTACATGCCCGCCACTTCGTTACCGGCGTTGTCACGTATGTCCGGGTTCACCGATATTTTGGTGCGCAGCACCAGTGGGCGCACGCTAGCGGCGAGGGGGTACCCGGCCTTGATAAGCATGTCCGCGGCGTCCAGAATACGGCCGTCCGCGACCGCAGCGGCCAGTTCGGGGGTCATATCCGTTGAGGTGCGGAAAGCCCGGTTTGCCTGAGATGGTGCAGCTTTCGGCCCCTCCCCGCCGTTGACTGCGCGCGCTGTGCGCGAAGACTTCTCCAACGCCTGTTCTGCAACGGGGCGGGCTTTCTCCAGACGGGCTACGAAGCCGGTATACTTTTCGATGGCTTCCGCGTCGTTGTTTTCCTGCGCTTCTTCCAGTTTGAACTGGGCCTTTTCCAGCAAGGTTTCGATCTTGGATAGCTCAGCCAGCGCCTGCTCATTTGCGCGCATCTTCGGTGCACGCCCCCCCTGCGTTATCTTCCCGCCACGAACTGGTTTCACTAACGGGCCTGCTTTGCGTAGCGGTAGTGCGCCGGAGGACTTACCCGTTGATGCGTCGATACCCCGCTCCAGCGTTAGGCGATTTGCGTCGTCTTGCGCCTCCTCCGCGCGTTGTGCTGGGGTCAGTATCTCGGTCTTTTTCGAGCGCTGCTGTGCCTGCTCTTGCAGGCGCACGAGCTCCCGCTTTTTAGAGCGTAGGTCTGTAAGGTCTTTACGGCGCTGAAGAATGGTCTTCTTGGCCTTGCCCGGCTCAAGTATGGCTGCTTTCTTTTCACCTATCTTGATGTCCAGCTCCGCTAGGTGCTCCGCCAACGCCTGCTTCGCTGCGGTAGACATCTCTGTCTCGTTAGACAACGTACCGAAAGCTATGGCTATTTCCTTGCGTATGTTAGCTGCTTCGTACTTGTCCTTGTTGCGCATTGACTTGGAAGCAGTCTCGTCCTTGGAGCGTTCTTCTAGTTCTTTCGCACGGTCTTGCAGTTCAGCTATGTATTCGGTGGTCTTGCGCGCTTGCTCGAAACTGACGGCCGTGCCGGGAATAGCCTGCAGCCGTTCCAGTCGTTCCTGCTCCGCTTTGCGCTGGGCTGCGTCCGCAGCGGTTCGTTGTATAGGGGTGTCTCTTGGCAAAGCCTCCTCTACCTGCACAGCCACGCGAGCATCGCGCGCCTGCTCTAGCGGCCGCAATAGCGCTTCAATTTCTGCAGCTAGCTGACGGCTCTCCGCAGCGCGGGCCTGCAATTCTGCGGTAACTCTTTCTGTGTTGCGTGCTGCGGTGGCCTTGGCGCGGGTCAAGACCCCTTGGGCCGTAGATGATTCGCGTTTGGCCTGCTTGCGCGCGGCTTGCGCTTCGGCGCTATCGTTCTCAGCCACTGCCGTGTTTAGCGCGTCTTGGGCGGCGACTAGGCTAGATTGGGCAGTCTCCATAGCCCCGGTGGCGTCGCGCAAGCGCAACTGCAGCTCCATGTCGCGGCCTAGGTAGGCCAGCACACTGCGGTCTAGTGGGTTGTTCTGGCGCTCCAGCAAGGCGGCGTGCTGCTTTGTGGCTTTGTCTGCGGCGGCTGCAAGGGTATCTAGCTGCGTCTGGGTGTGCCCGCCGTGGGCTAGGGCGTCTTTGTACCGGCGGTGTGCTGTGGCGGCTGCGTCTGCTGCGGCCTGTACTTTTTCATCCCCGCCAAACTTGGCGGTGTTCTTGGCAATAGTGTCTACTACACGAGCGCGCTGGTCTTGCGCAGCCTTCAGTGCTTTCTGTGCGGCAGCAACGGCTTTACGCGCGGGCTCTAGTTTTGCCTGCACCGCGTCCATAAGGCTCTGTTGCTTGGCCACCGCCGCCACGTACTTGTCCGTGGCCATCTGAATAGCCTGCGCACCTACACGCTTCGTCGCGGTCAGCATGGTCTGCAATGTGCCGATAGACTCGCGTAGCTCGGCGGCTTTGGCTTCTAGGGAGGCAATCGTCCTGTGTGCCCGGGCGGATGTCTGCAGCGCCAGCCCTACGGCTTTGCGAGACTCGTTGAGTGCGTCGCTGGCTAGGAACTGCTGAAACGCTTCAGGCGTGTCAAAGATAACGCCCTGCAGCTCGGTGTCTGGAAACATGTCGCCCTGCGGCACCTCGTCCGAACGCTTGCTCTGCGCTACACTGGCTAGATGCTTTTGCACACGCGCGTGTACGTCCGTTATGTCTTGTCCTATGCGTGTGCGGTGCAACAGTTCAGCTACGTCGGGCAGCTCATCTGCGGCTGTCAGTTCGGGCAGGCGGCTGCGCACGGTTTGTAAGAAAGGGGAAACCTTACCGGACTGCTGTAACTGGGCAAACTGTTGTTGCACAGACTCTGGCGAGATGTCTGCGGCACGTTCAATGGCTATGTCTTGGGTAGGGCTGCGGGTGCCTGCAAGGTCTGCGGCCACCGGGGCCGTCAGTTTGCCTTTTGGTGCGGGTTTGTCCACATCCAGTCCGGGCTTGCTCTTGATGGCGCGCATCTGCTCCAGCAAGGCGTCTACCTGCTTGCGGGCTTGGGTGTTGTTGGGGTCTGCCTTGTACTCGCGCCGCGCGGCTTGTAACTGTAGCGCCAGTGCCTGCAACTGCGCTTGCTTTGTTTGCTCGCTCTCTACCTTAGTTGCCGTGTACTGCCCGGGGAACAGGCGTCTCTGCTCGGTCGTGCCGTAGGGCAGCGCCGCGCGCTCCATACCCTCTATTTCCAACTGCGTTTGGCGCTCTTTGCGTGCTTCGCCAGCGTAGCCGGGTTCTTTGTCAGCTAGGCCCCGCACTCCGGCCACTTCCTGCTCTACACGCTGGCGTTGCTGTACGGCGGTCTCCCGCCCGGTGGCCATTTCGTCGGCTGTCTGCTGATCTGCCGCCGCCGTGGCCTGCACACTGTCTTTGGTGAACAAGCCCGGGTTTTGTTGGCGCAGCGCGTCTATTTTCTTTGACAGCTTCTCTATGGCGTCCACGTCACCGATCTCGCCCGCTTTGCGCAGTGCAGTCTGTGCGGTAGCGTACTGTTTATTCAGCGCGTCGTCGGTAGGCCCCGCCTTCGGCGCGGGTGGTAGCTCTGCCGCTTCCTTGCGCGCCTGCGCCAACGCCGCTTCAATCTTGCGGAATTTCTGTGCTTCTTGGACGGCTATCTCGGTCTCGCCGGTCTGCGCCGCTACGGCCACGTTGTGCCGCTGCTGCTCCAAAGCACTCTCAAGCCCGGCAATCTGGCGTTGGTACTGGGAATGCTGCGCGGTTATGTCCTCGGGTGTGGGTATACGGGCCGGGGCCTGCGCTGCGCTGTCTTGCAAAGGCTCGCCAAATAGGTCGGTGTTGCCTTGCGGTGCGGCAGACGCTGCCGCCGGAGCCTGTGCTTGCTGTGCGTCCAGCAGCGGTTTCACCTGCAGGTACGCCTCGGCCTTGGGCTTAAGCACGTCGTTTTCAAACGCCTTTACCTGCTCCTGCGCGGCTTTGGCCTGCAGCTTGTCCGCCATGCTGGCGTCTTTGCCGACCTTGGTAGCGGCTTTGAGTTGCGCGAACTGTGCTTCTGCGTCCTGATACTCCTGCGCCACCTGTGCGGCGTACGCGGGGTCTTGTAGCTTGGCTTGCTGTGCTGCGGCCTCTTGTTCTTGTTGCGCGCGCTGTGCTGCGACGGTTTGTTCTTGTTGGGCCTTGATCTGCTGCGCCTGCTCCTGCTTAGCACGGATTTCTTGCTCAGCAACTTCGCTGCGCGCAGCACTCTTGTCTGCAAAACGCCCCGCAGCGCCTAGAGGCCCGGACAATGCGGCTTGGTAGGCCGTGTCTTTGTATTCTTTGATAGCATCCGCGTCGGTCAGCGACAGCCCCGCTTGGGCACGCTCCAGCATCTGCTGCACCACCTCGGTGGGCGTCTCGGCAAGAATACCGACGCCTGTGCCCTTGGCCATGCTCATCGCCAAGCCTTCTTTGGCTAGCCTCTCAGCGGCTGCGGGGTTCTTCGCTAGGGCAACGCCTAGCTTGGGGCCGAGAACGCGCTTCGCTACGCCCAAGAAAGGGATCATGTTACCGGCGGCATCCAGTGCCCCGGAAGCTGCGGCAGCCCCGGTCGCCGCACCCATATTAACTGGAGCGTCGGGGTTCTCTTGTACTTGTCGCTGGACGTTAGCACCTTGTGACGCCAAGAAGCCGGGAAGGAACGCGCCAGCCAATCCGCCCCCAATAGTGCCTATGGCAGTGCCCGGCCCCGGCGCTATAAAAGAGCCCCCCAAACCGCCTAGTTTAGCTCCGGCATACATAGAAGTCGCAGTAGCTCCTAGGTTGGGTAGCTGCTGCGCAATGGCGAGAGGGGCTTGCCTAATGACTTCCTTAGCGCCCCCAAACAAACCGTCCTTGTCGTACGCCGCACCAACTTTGTCCATGCCGATCTCATCGGCATAACGGTTCTGAATGCCCTCGTTGCGCTTGAGTCCTTCTTGTCCGGCCTGCCGCGCGTCGCCGGTAAAAGACTTCACCCCGGTGCGGATACCGGACTCTAACTGCTCTGTCCCTCGCTTGAGGTTGGCCAAGAGCCCGGACTCGGGCTTAGTGGTGCTGGGCACGCCCCCGGATGCTTGGGGGTTCTCTTTACTTAGGCGTGCCCAATTCTGCTGTGCGTAGGCAATGGCCTGCGCCTCAGTGGCTCCCTCCGGAGCGGTGACTTCAATGGTTCTACCGTCCGGGGAGGTTACTGCAAAACGCGGCATAATGTTCCTTGAGCTACTTCACTATTTTGGCAGACCAGCCTACACCTGCAGGGGCCATAGCACCGGAGGGTTGGTTAGCGGTGCCGGACATCATTCTATAGTAAGACTCGAAGTCTGTCACACCGGGCGGTAGATTGCCGTGCTGCGCCATCTCCCAAGACCTCATCGCCTCTGCCCTAGACATAGGCTCCTTCCTGCCCTGCATTGCCAGCTCGTACCCCTTCTTCGCGTCGCCGTCACCCAACGTCCGGTATAGCTCCAGTTGAGGGTTACGTCCGGCGTTGGCCGAGGAAATCCGGTGCCCTTCGCGCTGCGCGTCGATTTGCTTTAGGGCTAGCTCGTAGTCCTGTTTCAGCTTGGCGGCTTGCAGCTCAAGCTGTGCTGCAGTGGCCTTCTCACCCCGGGCCTGCGCATACAGTGTTGTGGCATCGCGCATATTGCCGCTGCGCTCCGCGCGCTCGGCCTGCATAAGTAGCATCTGGGCGTTCTGGTTCGCCTTGAGCGCGGCGGCGTCTAGTTTCTTGGCGTCTTGGTAGGCCCCGAAACCTTGCGTTGCGCCTTCGCCTAATGCCGTAAGCGTGCTCTTACCCTGTCCACCAGCAGCCATCATGCCTAGTCCGGCACGAATAAGGGCGTCGTTGATGTTCTGTTTGTCCCGGCCTTTGAGCTCTGCGCGCTCCGCCTTGAGCTGGTCTTGGTACTCTTGGTACGCCGCTTTGGTATCGGAGTTGCGTTCTCTTGATAGTTCGTTGACATTACGCCCCATAGTTGCGTAGTCCTCCACGGCAAAGCCAGTGCCAGCGCCCGCCGTGGGCGGTGCGATAGGCGACGTAACGCCTTCCTTGGTCTTCAGTATGCTGGCGATACCCGCGCTCTTTGCTCCGGTAGCTTTTGCCTTGGGCTTCGCCTCTGTCGCGCCGATGCTAGGGGCTGCTATTTGCGTATCCGCTGCGGGCATGCCTACGGGGGTGCGATCTTTATCGCTGGCTTGGAACCCCTTGGAGTCCATGCCGCGCGGGATACTGGGGTCGAGTTCGTCCCGACGCGCCTTCATTTGGGCGAGTTGTTTGGGTGTGTACGCCGTGAATGGGTTTGGTGTCGCCTCGGACATTTCTTTGTTGCGGGCCCTGTCTTGTTTTAGCCGGGAAATACCCTCTTCACGCGCTCGCTCCCTCGCGGCTTTTTCCTGCGCTACTGCAGCTTGTGTGCTGCGAAACCACTTGCCTAAAGCGCTCTCTGCCGGGCCGTCGGGTTCGGGCACCGAACCCTCGTCTGCAAACCCAATAATCCCCCCGTCAGCGTACTCTTCCTGTGCACTGGGCAGCGAGGCCAACCCGCCTGCGCGTATCTGCGCGCGGCGCTGTAGCTCCTGCTGGATTACTTGGGGGTCATACTTGCCGGACTTGGCGAGCTGCTGCAACTGCGCATCTGACATTTTTGTCAGCATTGACTGTAGTTCAATGTCGTTGGGCGCACCCGCGATACCCCCCTCAGCGTAGCCCTCAATAGTTCCGCCGTCCTTCTTGCCCAATGCGCCTAGCCCTGCCGTGATAAGCCCCGCTGTCTGGGCGCTGTTGTTGGGTGACACACCGTACTGTGTTTGGGCCGAGGACGAACCGCTGCCGGACAAAATGTCCTTCATGAAACCTAGGTCTTTGTACGGCTGTTGCTTCTGGTTCAGGAAGTCTTGATACTGCTGATTCAAGTTCTGCTGGGCACTGGCCTGCTGCTGCGTACCCATAGAGTTCTGCAGACGTGCGACATCCTGCGTCTGTTGCTGGCCCGTGTTGTATTGGGATGTGGCGCGGTCAAAAGCGCTCTGCGCGCCTTTGGCTTGGATGTCGTCCATCTGCTGGCCAAGATTACGTTCGCGCTCAGAGCGTTCAATGGCCTCCCGGTACCCGCCAAAAGCGCCTGCTTGCGTAGCCTTGGCCTGCTGGCCTTGCCCTTGAATGTCGGACTGGCGCGCCGCCTCCCGTTTTTGGATGTCTGTTACCTGTTGTTGGTACGGAGACATGTACTGGCTAACGCCCGCACCAAATGCTGCAGGGCCAGTCTGCATACCGCCAACAGTGTCGTATGACTGTTTCTGCAGCGCCGTAGCGTCCGCCGTACGCTGGCCGGGGTATGTCTGGTATGGGGTGCTCGTAAGCGCTTCCGCCTTCCCCATGAGCCGTTCCATGTACGGACGTGCGTACTCCGGTACGTTAGAAGTGTTTGTTGTGGTTGTTGTTGGGGCGTTACCGCCTCCGCCACCTCCGCCCGTGTCTAGATGCAGCCCGAAAACACCCGCAAAACGCATTACATCAAATAAAAACTTAAACATCTAGGCGCTCCTTAAGGTAGTCGTCGAAGCGCTCCGCGACGACATGCTTCCATACTTCCGGCATAATCTCCGCCGCCCGCTCCGGCCCAACGCAGGTGTGTACCATAAAGGCCACAATATTCCCCGCTGCATAACGCAGTGTGTGCGCTATCTCTAACCCGTGTGCTTCTTTGTCTTTTTCAAACTTGTTGGCGGCTGCGTAGGCCGAGACTACCGTAACCCACATAGGCATCACCGCCTGCTGAATGCGCTGGTAGAACGGATTGATTGGCAAGTACACCAAACAGATCAAGAAGGCGTTGTTGATGTCCGCTTCCGTGGCGGGTTTGTCTTTATCGACCAGATCGTCCCACAAATGTGCGAGATCGACCATCATACGGTACATGTTCAGCGCGTCTTCGTCACCGCCGAACCATTCTAGTTTTCCAGCGGTGGTGTTCATGCGGGGAGGTGCTGCGTAGCTTTGGAGTCCACGGCCACTTTGCCCTTACCTACGGTCTTGCCGCGCTGCTTTTGGATGCGTTCTAGCATGGCATACAACTGTCTGGTGCCTGCTTCGGTAGACCCGTTTCCCAGCTCCGAGACAATGCGTGCGGGAATGACGAACTCACCGTCCGCAAGTTTTGCGGGTTGCTTGCCGTTGATTGTGGCGGGGATGCTGTCTGAAACACCGTCGCCCGGGCCACGCAATGCCTGCCCGCCATCCGAATAGCTGCCCAAAGTACCTCCGCTTGCAAGCGCGGCAATGCCCCCGTGGGCCAGTTCCTGCATCTGCTGCCCTGCCGAAGACATGTATGGGTTGTTGGTAGAGGGTGTGTATGCGGGCACTCCACCACCATCGGCTAAGGCCGTTACTGTTCCGGGTGTCCATGTGTCGTTGAAATACCTGCGCTCACCTCGGCCAGAATACTCGGACATGTTAGGGCTGCGATCAAGGGTGTATGGGCGCAAGTACCCTTTGTCTTCCGGGGCCTGCTGCTGTTGCTGTCCGCCTCCGGCACCGTCCATGAGTACGGGAGACAAGGCCATAAGCCCCGACTTGGCTAGTCCTTTGTACCCGTCCATGTTTGCGACATACGCATCGCGCCCTGCTTCGGTGCCCAGACTCTCAATACCGGTTTTTGCCTTGTCCCAGTTTGCCGCTGCAGTGTCCATAAACCCGACCGGCGCTGCCTGTGTTGCGGCTACACCGCCCATCTCTTTCAGCGCTGCTGCTTCGGTAGGTAGCATATTTGGGGGCAGCGCCTCTGTGGCACCAATACCTAGCCCGCCCGCAAGATTAGCGCCCCCATATGCGCCCAGCCCGGCCATTAGGCCTTTGCTCAAGTCGCCAGAGGTGAGCGCGGTGCCGCCACCCAGCACCCCAGCAGTAACCATAGGGGGGATTCCAAAAAAGGAGCCTGCAATCCCTGCAGCCATAGGCAAAAAGCTCTTCAGTGAGAAGGCTTCCGGCAGGCCTGTTTCGGGGTTAATGGTGAGCGTGGTGCCGTTCTGTTTGGCAAGGCGCTGCAACGCAGCTACTTCCTCGTGCGTCATGTGCACCAACGTGCTGTCGCCGTTACGACCTTTAGCCGCTAGTGCGGCGATGCCGCCAGAAGTGTTTTTGTGCTGCATGGGGGTGCCTCCAATAAAGACCGGTGCCTCAATGGTACCGTATTATGCGTTGTCAGGGAAGAGATAATACACACTTAAGCGTACAGAAGGTACTGCTGGTACCGGGGCGACGGCTGCTTCCGCTGCCAAAAACAAGTTGGTGTTCGATGCAGCCCACACTAGCTCCACGTAATCCCCGGGCTGCAGCGTCAGCATTAGTTTTCTACTAGCTATAGACTCGTCTGTACCGGAACCTACAACGACTTTGTTTGCGGAATTTGCAACGTCCACGCCGTTGATGCGGAACCATGTGTGTGCATGTGCCGCTCCGCCAGTGCTGTCCATTTGTATGGAGGCTAGGAAAACGTATACGCCCGCCACCGCCACTGTTATGCGAGACGCGGGAGAGCCCGCAAGTGTTATCCCCGAACTCTCAACCGTGGTGTTGTACGCTATTGGGTACGCGGTATTGGGCGCTGCGGCCGTTATGCTCGCCGTGTTGAGCAATATTATGTACCGGTTGAAGCCCGTAAGCAGCTGTTGCAAGCTGTTGCTGACCTGATTGAAGTACAGCCGTAACGTGTTGTCGTGCCGGTCGTGGTACCCGCGTTCGTACTCCTGCGGGGCCAGTGGTAGGTTGGGGGCTACTGGGGGGCGTATCTGTCCCATTATCCGGCTCTCCCGTCCACACGCACATCAATCCGCGTAGCGCCGAGCTGCCACACGGTACCTAGAGTATTACAGCGCACCTCCATAGACATCTGCCGCCCCCGCACGCGCACGTTAAGCTGCCCCGTGAACTGCTCTACCGGGTATGTCGCGGAGCGTGTGGACGTGCCCGCTGCACTACCCCCGACAGAAGCCGGGGTGTTGTATCCAGAACCTGCGTTTTGTAGAGTGTTGAGCGTTATGGTCAGTGCAGGACTGGCTGCAGTGGAGCCCCGGAAGGTCAAGTCCGGCAGTATCCGCCATACAAACCCGAAGTTCTGTCCGTCCCCGATGTCGAAGTCGGTAGACAAGATGAAGGACTCGATGGCTACCGGAGTGCCTGTGGTGTTGTCGTCCACCCCGTATTCATGAAACACAAGCGTGTTGCTGTATGTCGCGGCTAGCGGGTACATATTCAGCCCCGAATCAATCCACGCGGTGCGTGCCATCTGACCAAGGCACCAAACGTCCTCGACATAGTTGTACGTTACGTACCTATCCACCGTGGTACTGTTGGTGGTGCAGTAGAAAAACCACACCTCGTTGAACCCCTCTACGGTGCCTGCAAAAAACTGGTCTTGCTGCGCTCGGTTCAGGTCTTCAAAAACGTACCGCTGCAAGTCGCACTTAAGGGTCTGCACGCGTCCGTCGTACTTGTAAAACTTGTCGGTACCCATCCAATAGACTACGCCGGACGCGACGGTTACCGCATTGGGGCCCATAATAGATGTGTTGTCACCCAGCAGTTGTGTGCCCCACACATACGGCGGGCCTAGATACTGCAGCGAATACAGGGCGGCGTCCGTCCAAACAACGATCTCTTGACGGGTCTGCAAAGAGGACACAATAGTGGAGCCCCGGGATAGGCGTATACCGCCCGCTTGGTTGGTTGCTGCCGGAGTCCAGTTCACCGCCGACTCTTGGTCAGACCACCGAATAAACATAGGGTCTATCACGGTGTCTCCTATGGGGTTAGTGCCAAGCGCAAGCACAAACCGGCTAGTGTCGGATACCACGATGGCGTTTTGCAGCAGCGGTACATCCGACGCGCCGCCCAAAGAAGTCAGAGCTATACCACGTTGGCTTAAAGAGTGTACACCCGACTGTGTGCCTGTTGTATTTATGGCCGCGCCGCCCGCCGTAGCCGACAGGTTGCTTGTGACCCCAGTAGGGTTCTTGACGTAGTAAACCGTACCTGCGGTGATCCCTGTAGGTAGCGCGCCGGTAGTCTGTATTACCACGGCTGTGTTGGCTGGTAGCGCCGTTGGCCACGTAACAACTGCCGGTGTACCGATGGTTACTGTCACTGTCTGTGCGGACAGGTTCTGCAGGGCATTCCAGTAGTACAGCGACGCCCCCCGGCACCCGTAAATCAAGTCTTGCCCGAAGTTGGCAAAATTCCATATACGCATACGGTTGGTGGACGTGCCGCCGGTACCCCAAGTACCAGACCCCCACGTACCCGCACCCCACCCAGAGGAAGACACCGCTAGTGCATTACCTATGCCTATCTCGTAGCATGCGTTCACCGTAGCCCCGCCCGTGGCAGTGTCGTACACACTGGCAACTACACCAAAGTCAACCGTGTATGCGTTGATCGTTGTCACTGTCAACTGGTAGTTGGCGTTCAGTACCGCCGCTGTAAGCCCGGAAGAAACAACCAACGTGTGCACGCCTGATTGCGAGCCCGTAGTCGCTATCTGTGTCCCTGCAGGCACGTTAGCCAAGCGACATGTGAGCCCCGATACGCCGACAGCGTAGTACGTCTGCCCGACACTCAGCCCCGTAGGTAGCGCCCCGGTTGTCTGCAGCGTTACGGGTGTGTTCTCGGCCAGCGCAACAGTCAGGGTGACTACAGCCGGGGTAGCGATAGTGACAGTAAAAGTCTGGGTGCTCAGCGCCAACGCGCCGGAGAAAGTAACAAAATCCCCCGTGGCCGCGCCGTGCGCTGGCGCAGTCACTGTAACCACACTAGACCCCGGCGTAGCCGCAAAGGGGCCGCTGTACGCCGCGTAGCTGCGTGCGGGAGTGATGTCGTTATACCCGCCACCTGCGGCAATGTACGTCTTGAGGTGCGTGCCTACGGCGTTGAGTACCGTACTGTTGAAGTTCGCCCATGTCCACAAAGACCGGCAAACGCCCAGAAAAGACTGCGCCGATATGCGCGCCCAGCCCCCGATACGCTCTGGTGTACCTTGCCTAAAGCGTACTTTGTCAGCGTCCCACCAACCGCCTTCATTGAAAAGACGTGTGTTCTCGCGGTTGACTCCGGGGGAAGGTGTAAATTTCTGCAATGGCACGTTACTTACTCGGTGTTGAGTTAGCCAGCATGGTGTTCTTCGACTGACTGCCGTGGGTGGTGCCGAACCAAAAAGCCACAGAACTTGTCCAAGCTGTAGCGAGTGAGCCAAGCATAATCATCAACGGTGCTGACTCCTTGACCTCTGGCTTAAAGAACATCAACCCCAGCACCGAGAAGAACCCGATGGTCAGGAAGAACGTCAACCATGCCGGAACACTAGACCGAACATTGATCTGCATGGAGCGCGCCGAGTCGCGGTCACCGGCTGCAATCTCTTCCAGCTTTATATCGTTTTCCTTGAGAAATTTTTGAAAGTCGATCTCAGCCAGTTTGATGCTGGCAAGTTGCTCTGGTGACATTTTCCCGCTGTTGAGAACGTCAGACACGGCTTCGATGGTCTTGGACTCAATGCCCAGCTTATCAGCAATGAATGATGCAGCAGCGCCGCCAAGTGGCCCGCCTAGGGCTGTGCCCAGCAGGGGTGCGAGTGTTTTAAGCCATTCCATGTCAGTCTCCTAAATTTCACACAAACGCTGCTGCGTTGTTAATGTCAATGGTCACCTTTTCGCCCGCGCGGATGGCGCGCTGCACCTCACCTTTGACCAATGCCACGGCTGGGCGGCTAGTGCCGCCGATCAGTGTGGTTTCTGTGGCCTGCATGCCCAAGAGCGGGCAGCCTTCGGTATCTGCAGCGGTGTTGCCTGCGTGCATGCGGATGTACTGGAAACCCGGCACATCGTTGATGGTCAGGGTGTCAGGGCCGAAACGGTTGGAATGCTCAAGCGTCACCCGGTACTCACCCGATGGAATAGCCGTCGCGCCTTTGATCTTCCACTCTGCCACCGGCACGCCTTCAATCTCGCGCACTTCGTCTTCCAAAGTTGCGCAGGCATACACGCCGTTTATGTAGAGCTTGCCGATGGTGGCACCGCCTACTGAGGGGCGGCGTTGGAGTGTGAGTTTCATTTAATCCAGCCTTTCCCAAGAGCCCAAAAATAGGCGGCACTTGCGACCACACCAACCACCATAAAAAGCTTGTTCACAACACCCTTGCCAATCGACATGTAGGCTTGGTTTGTGAGCTTTTCCATAGCCTTAGCTGCGGCGCGCTCTGCGATTTGCTCAATGTGCGCGTCTGACAAATGAAGCTCTTTGCGGCGCTCCACTTGGGGGAATGTGGCTCTGCTCATTTGATTGCTGCCTTAATGTGTCCAGGTGAAACAAAGTTGATAGACAGAGCAAGCCACGTTGCCCTTGGGTTATGTGTTTGGTACAGCCGCTCCAGCGTGTGGCTGATAGTCCACTCTCCGCGCTTTGGCCAGCCCATGTAGTAGGCCCATACCGTGTGAGCCAGAATTACATCGGCCACCCAAACGATGAATGTGTACGCCACAAGAAAATGCCACGCGACAAGAGCCTTCCAGTTTTTAGCCTGCCACGGCCAGTAGAAGTTGTCTGCAAAGACAATCGCCGGGGCCACGTAGGGCAGTAGCTTGATGAGAAAGTCGATCATGGTATCTGCGCCCGCAGTGGCTCAATGGCCTGCTCTAGCTCGTACATGAGCTTGAAGCCGGGGTCTTTTTCAACCAGCGTAGCTATCACCTGCGCCTTGACTACTTCGGCTGGATAGTCTTGCAGCATGGCGATGACTTCAGGAAGCTCAAACGCTTTATCTATGACACCACGTAGCAACGCCTGCCGGGTGACCTTTGCAGAGTCATCAGCCTTGGCAGCCTCGATTGCGCGGATTTGCTCTAGGGGCGTTGGTGGCTGCATGTACAACGTAGCGCCCTCCAAATACTCCTGACCCTCGTACTGAGGATTTGCATAGAGGCCGACAATCTGGTTTTGCTCGTTTCGGTCTATGTAGCTCATTACAAGTCCTTTCCGCGAGTGTCAATCCACCCAAGGGCTGCGATGTATAAGAAAGTGCCAGCGTCGGAAAACGAAAGGCGGCTTCTGATTTGTGCGCTGGTGTTTGTAAATATCTCAAGTTTTTGCATCGCATCGCCATCGCTTCCACTGGCTGAGGTGCTTACGGTTGCTAATGGCGCGGCTGATATGCTTGGGGCGAGATCAGTTAGCGTGAGTTCGGATAGGTAGCAAATGCTTCTACTTGCCCCTTCGTTTAGATTTACGTTCAATATCGCTTTGCAAACTACACCTGTGGGTGTAGTCAACGTGCGCGTCACTGCCGCAGTGCCGGGATTACCTGCCGAAATATCAAGTACAGGGGACAGCCACAAGAACGTATCGTTGTACTGCACAAAGCTAGTCCACTGCCCCGAGCCGTTAGTCCTGCCAGAGCCTATGCGCCTAAATTGCGTGTAGTTTGTGGGCAGTGTCGGGCTGGTAGCAGAGAGCGAAAACACCACATCCACCACGCTCGTATCAGGGCGGCGAATGACGTAGAAGTGATACCAGGTGCTATTTGCAATCGTTCCTGTGTCTAGTCCACCTGTAGCAGTTCCTACCGCCCATGCTGCGGTGGTTTTGGCGATGGCTGCATTCAAATCCATGAGGCAGGCATTGGCGCTATCTGCTGCTTGCCCGGCCGCAATAGACATTGTGGTGCTGGAGCCCGCCGTGGACAGGATTAGCCCAGCTAGAAAGGAGCGCGGTATGCGGCTCATGACAGAGCCATTGGAAAACTGAACACCGTCGTTTGAACAAAGAATATCTACTGGCATTATGGGAGGTACTCCTTGATAGTGATGTACGAGTTCATTACGCCGCCTAATTGCCTGCCACCACCGAAACCGTTAAAGGTAGTAGTTCCCGCAGTTGTTGAGCCTGCCCTAAACCTAAACGTAGTGGCAGAAG